AGTAACAGGATCCCATGTGTTACTTACTGCTGAACCACCTTCTCGGGAGTTTACAAATTCGTTAGGTAAATTGCTTTTATTAAAATCATAAGTGGCCAATATTCTAGCATCGTTAACTTTAAGCGCACCGAACCCAGTAAGCAGAGGTGGGCCCTCCGCAAATGTAACAGGTCCAGAACCAAAACGATCAATGTTCCATCCATATTCCGGATTGTCATATCCCATAATGTTTTGTGCAGGGATATAAACATCATATGCAGTGTCAACTTGACCAACGTTTACACCGTCAAGCGAGATTAACGAATCGGCTTCCGGAACGTTGTTTTCCATCTTATTGGTTTGAGAGTAATGTATTGCAAGAATACCAGTGCCATCCTGACGGTCGTACACGCCATGAACGTGAACCATCCCAAATCCAGCAACATCATATCTTTCACCTGTTTTCCAGTCGTGATTACCGTATGTTGCTGTTGGAGAATTACCGCCGTTCTTAAATTCAAGTTCCGCAGTGTGTATCATGTACACACGGTCGCCAGTGCTCTCCGGTGGTATCCTAGTATATCTCTTTTCCCCTGCCATTTATTACTCCACTACTTTTGTGACTCGAACATGTGGCGTAACATTTTCTCTCGCTTGATCTATATCTGATGAACCAGAATTTTGAGCCAGCTGTTCTTTTATTTTTTGATCAATCACATCTTGTGTGATCTCTACTTTTTGAACCGGTTTACGTTTTATAAGTTTAGTTATAATTCTACCCGTATCATCTTTAGCTACACCCCATTCTCGAGCATAGTTTTCCCAAGTCATAATACCGTCTAAAAACTGTGCTTCAATAGATTCAACAATAGCATTACCTTGATCATCAAAATCAGGATCGGCACCAACTTTTTCTGCCATTTGTTTTTGAGCACAAATCATTTCTACCGCAGGTAGATTTCTAATTGCATGAATAACTTTGTATTCACCTTGTACAATTACTACATCCCAAATTTCTGGAAAATCTGCCCAATGAAATCCTTTTTCATCTAGCATTGGTTGTAAAGTTTCAACAACTTCAGGAAAAACCGGAGGCTTTCCGTTTTTCATTTTATAGGCAGTATTTCTAATTTCGTATCTCGTAAACATTATAATTCCTCAGAAATGGGGGACGAAATGTCCCCCGTCACATAGTTATTTATTATACACTGCCAGGATCGTAGTTTCTCTCGAGTGGAGCAACTAACGATACTGTTAAGTCACCTCGTTGAATAACCTGATCATCAACTTTTACATATTGCGCCGTATCTAGACCGATAGCAACAACAACAATCGGTGCATCTGTTGCAGCAGTAGAAGCACCTCGTTGAATATTCGAATCATATGCGAAGTTAAAGGTTTCAGTAGCTTGTGTAATATTACCTGCAATATCAGCGTTACCATTATCTTTTACAAGCAATGCATCCTTCGTACCGAAATCACGACCAGTATTATCGCCCGGTGCATCATCGTTCAAGAAGAATACACGGAAGATACCATCGCCATCATTAACAAGGTTTGAGTTAAAACTCAATGTCAATGTAGAAACGAATGGGAATGTCAAGTTCTGGAATTCAGCAGGTGATGCTAGAGATGTACCACTTACTGTGCCAGATTCTACCGTTGTGGATGATTGATCATATGTAAATGTATTCGCATCGGGAACTGTTGTAATTTCATAATTACCAGTAAATGCATCTCCAGCTGAAGTTACATTAGTAATAGTAATATAATCACCATTTGCAAAACCATGATCTGCCGTAGTATCAACAGTAACTTGACCATTTGCTACACGACCAATAACTGAAATTACAGCTGAATCATTTTCTTCAGATCCATAACCCCAGAAATGCAATCTGTTCTGGTCAGCATCTGCATAATCAGTAATATATACACCTTCGAAGTCTTGTGATCCGGGTACGTCAGCTTGACCAAGAGTATACAGATCGTCACCAATAAATCGTGCCTTCAATGGTGTAATATCACCACGACGAACACCTGTTTGTGAAGTATTGGTATTAATGTCACTTGTCTTCTTCAGCTGAGCCTGAATCCACGTGTAGATTGTTTCAGCAGAAGGATTTGGCGTAATATTATTTGCGACATCGGCATCAATATTTACGGTGAAGTAAGCTTCTGGAACTGATACACCAGTTGTATCAAATGTATCATTGAATCCAGTTTGCTGCGTATTATCTGCAGTATTTGCCCAAGACATTGACATATTATTGAAATATGTACCGGAAACATTACCAGAAGTTTCGTCTGCATTAGCGTTAGTTTCTGTAAATGTAAATGTAGTCGCGCCTGTAGTTGTAATAGCATTGTTTGTACTATTAAAGTTAGTAGTACCTGTTACGTCTACATAATCACCATTTGCAAGACCGTGATTTCCTCCAGTTGTTACTGTAACTGTGCCGTTAGAGCTGTTACCAGTAATATTAGAAAGAGCAATATCATCACCAGATGCTGCAGCCTGTGATGCAGTAATCTTAACGTCGGATGAATTCACAAGTGGGAAACGATATGCTTGATACGTAACACCGTCTGCAGCACCAATATCTTCCAAGTCCGTTTGTGAATACGTCTTACCAAATGTACGTACAAACACTTCGAGGAAAGAAGATAAATTACTATCTGGTGTACCATCAGCGTTCGTATCAGTATAAAATTGAATCGCCTGATTTACACGACCTTCTAGAAGAAAATCTGTAGGAGCAGTCGTCGTATCATTAACTTGACGATAATAAACTTGGTCATTTGAGTCCAATTCGCCCAGTGTGATAACGTTTACCCAGCGCTCTGAGTCGTTAGTACCGGGACCTTGATTGACAGCCCAGCCACCAGTACGAATTAAATAAGGGGTAGTTACACCTGTACCATCATCGCCAGTACCAGAAGTAACTGTATCTTCCAATTTCCAACCATTCGTAAATTCAAACTGTTCGTCCGTAATTGGAGTCATTGGAAATGGGAATTTGATCAGATTAGCATCAGCCTTCCATCGATCTTTGAGGAATGAATAAAGACACTTAAGTGTCAAACCTGCTTCTTTCATATCATTTGACGCATCAATAGCTACCTGAATTGTACGCTCAGAACCTAACGTACCTGCAGGTGTAGTATCGATGAAAATTTCTGACGTCGCAGCACGTGTCTCCGTCGTCAATTTCACTGTAGCAGATAGTGCATCGGGATCAGTGATTACTTCACTGGGAACGAATACTGCCATTGTGGTTTTCTCCTATTAAGAGGGGTTATTGTTCTAGTTATTTATACTCTAAACACTTCCAGCATCGTATTGCCTATCAGCAATTTGATTAACTTGCAAAGTTGAATTGGTAGATACTAAAGTAGTTTCTAATCTTTGATATTGATATTCAAGTGAATGTGCTACTACATATATATCTGTATCAGATGTATATACATACGTATATTTAATATCATATAGTCCTGTTGTCGCATCAGGATGCGAACCAGCCACAGCTGTGAACGCAGTATCATATGAAGCTGTATTACCAACTGATTCAACACCACCTAATGGAGACAGAGCTGGATCTGTGAACAATCTAACTTCGGTATCTTCATGCAAATTACTAATTATAAATTCTACAACTGTTGGTGAATTGAATAATGCGCCACTATCAGAAGTAAAGAAATCTACTTCTGTTGCTAGCAAACCGCGTATATAGACGCCTTCAGTTTTTGTAACATTTCGTTTAGTTGATAACTCATTATTTTCTTTAAACACCATATGAGTGTGTTCAGTGCCATTAAACTCCATCACTGATGCTGTATAAGTATTAGAAGTTTGGGTATCAAGTGCTGCGAATTGATAATCGTAAATTGCTCTAATATCAGTATTTGATGCTGCAGTAGGATCATACTCCCATGTATATTCTTGATATAAAGAAGCAGTATCTGTCGTAGCTGTAAAACCAGTACCTGTCAATGATTCGTTATCACCAAATTCAGTACCATTCCAGTTTTCAACTAACACAAATCCACTCGTAACATCAGAAATAAATGTAGTATCAAAGAATTCTACCACATCTCCAGTTGCACCACCACCTGCGGTTAATGTCGTTCCAGCTGATGGCAAAGTACCAGAGCCACCATCATATGCTAGTAATTTCATTGGTTGTGTATCAGTTTCACCGGCGCCGTGTCGAGTAATCACCGCGCCGCTTCCTTCTGATTCAGCGGTGGCTTGAGTTGCCTGTGTTATTTCTGGATCAGCAACAGAGGTAAAAGAAAAATCCCAACCTTCATTTCTACCTACTGGGCTCAGCAATCCTGTATCTAATGGTATATCACCGTACTCATATATTTTTACAGCATAATTATTAAAGTTTTGTGTATTTACAGTGGTGCCTGACGTATACGTATATGTATTAGCAGTGATAGAAGAGTTAGCAACACCATCTGTACCAAAAACCTGAGGACTGCCGATTTGGCCGTCTGTTTGCAGAGCTTCATATCTTCTATATCGAGCATCTACTGGAGACTGATTGATATCTTGTACTGATAGATTTAATCTAAGTGCTCTATCAATAGACGATGTAGTACTTAATGCTCTAAATACATCTCCACCATTTGATACTAAATTTAAATCAGGTGGGTTACTACTATATAGACAATCAATTGCAGTAATACCGACTGCAGAGCTTGTATCATTAAAATTTCCAACACAGTTAATAAATTTACAATTTCTTAGTGTAGCACCGCCACCAAATGGAAATGCTAATCCACTTAATGTGTTAAAGATAACATTTTCAAACGGTCCTGTACTACCACCACCAAAGTTATCCATTGTTTCCACTGAAGATGTTGTATTATCTGAACCTGTAATACTAACATCTTTTATATCAAATCCAGCACCACTTAAAGACAAGCTATTTGTCAAATTTGCAATAAACACATTCTCAAATTCACTATATTCTGTAGGAACAACTACAGTATCACCAGTATATACGATACTATTTAAATCTGCTACGGGTGCAATCAAGGAAGTATTATAGATTTGCATTGAACATGTATTAGCCATTTCAAATGCGTTTTCGCCGTCAGATGCACTGAGAAATAGTATTGTACCACCTGATACTGGTGTATCTGCAACTTTAAATCCACTTTGAAAACGTGATCGTTGGCCAATAATAAGACCAGTACCTGCTGCGCCAGCATCATTAATTTCAAATAATTCTGAATCAAGTACGGCTAACCAAGGAAAAGTGCCGGCTGCGGGTTGAGCGGTAGGATCACCAATTAATAAATTTCTACCGGCTTCAAATACTCCGGTTCGAGTTCGATATGTATAACCTGTTGCGGTTGATACATCTTCGGCTCTGTAACAAAATTGAATTTCGTCGTTTTGTGCAGGTTCTTCACCCGAAGCAAATGCTTCTGATACTGTTAAAATTCGAGTTGTGCCAGTTCCTGCAGTATCAGCTGTAACGCGTCTAGTAACTTCTGTACTTGTGTGTGGCCTAATACATACCAATCTACCAACATATGTAGAACCCGGACCAAAAGTTCCAGCTCCGATATCACCGTTGTTTAGGTTTGCAAAAGTATCAGATACGACAAATTCAAATGTAGTTGTCGCTTGTGTTTGAGCAGGAGCAGTATCATTTGCAGCAGACGAATCGACAACAATTGGGTTTCCTCCGATAGCCATTAGACACTACACCTTACTAAAAATCCATTTGCTATAAAAGTATTTTCAGATGAAATAACATCTGTAACTATTTTATTTTTTTCAATTTCCCATGATTGTACAACTTTACTACCAGAATTTAGCGTATCTCCAATAACAATGTCTGTTGCTAATTTCCATCCATCGTCAGTGTATATTTCTTGTGTAGTTCCATACTGATGTAATGTGTCATCAGTATAATAAAAAATAATTTGATCTGCTAGTTTTACAGTATTACCAGTGACAGTTGCTTCTACATCTGCTAATGTATCATAGTTTTTTGTTTTAATGACATCACCGATTGAAATGCTAGCGATTTCTTTTTGTGTATCGTCATTGAGAGTTGTTAAACAATTTGGATTACACATTAGTTGTACTCGTACGTTGCTCGATTGTCCCAGATAAGTTCTGTATTGGCAGTATTATTTGCCCATATGATTTCAATATCATCGCCTATTTCATAGACTCTTTTAATTCTCCATACCGCCGCATCACGAGCAGAGCCCGGTGCTGCTTCACCGATATAAGTGAAATCACCTTCTTGATCAACTAATTTATCGTATTGCACTTCTAATGCCGTCCCAATATTTAATTCTAATCTGTCTATAATAGCGCTAAATGATTCTGATACAAATTTCTTTATACTTGCATCAAATATTAAAATAGCATCGCCTTCGACTTCATGTCTCTTTTGAAACTGAACGTCATCCATCTGTAGGATATTTACCGAACCACCACCAGCAGATGACGCCCATTTATTAGAAATTTGTGTATCAATAAATTTCTTATGCTTCTCAATAGTATCAGATACTTCTTTTGTAAGTTTTGCTTTAAACTCAGTTAGATCTTGTAATTGAGTAGCATCTAATTGCTCTTGTAAATTCTTTTGTTGTGTATCTAAATAATTTTTAGCATCATCAAATAAAGTATTGATTTGTTCTTTTATTTGTTCGTGATCTGCGTCTTGGCCATCTTTGCCATCCTTGCCCGGCGGACCTTGTTCTCCCGAATCGCCTTTATCGCCTTTTTCTCCTTGAGGTCCGATCGGTCCTGCAATTCCTGTAGCGCCAGTTGGGCCGACGTCACCCTTTTCACCTTTTTCTCCCTGAGCGCCGCGTTGTCCATCTGCTCCGCGTTCTCCTTGCGGACCTTGCGGACCTTGCTCACCAATTGGACCAATCTCTCCTTGAATCCCTTGTGGTCCTTGTGGGCCCTGTTCTCCTTGAATGCCTTGTAAGCCAGTTTCGCCCCGCTCACCAGCTGGTCCAATTTCTCCGGTTTCTCCTTGTATTCCTTGCTCACCAGTTTCTCCTTTTTCTCCACGAGGTCCGGGTAGACCTTGTGGGCCCATCGGACCGGTTTTTCCAGTTAGGCCTTGTGGGCCTTGTTCTCCATCAAGACCCATAGGGCCGCGGGTTTGAACTTCTTCTAATACATCGAAGATTTTATCTTCTAATTTTTTTGCTTCCTTCTTCGCTGTAGCGATAGCGAATGAGGTTACAATCGGATCAATATTATTCATCGTTTAGATATCGTGTCATACTTTCAATCAAGTTTACCTGAAGTTCGTTATACTCCTCTTTCTTTTCTGGTTTTTCTTCTTGTTCTTTTGAATCATCAGGAACTAACTTATATGTAGGAGCCGGCGGTGCTGGTTCTTCTTCTGGCTCATCTTCCATCTCTTCTTCAGGTTCATTATATCGTAGATCTGTTGTTTCAGCTTTAATTTGCTCATCAAGATCTTTTATTTCTTCTTCTGATTGTTGCAATACATATCGACGAATATATTCATGAGAATAATATTTACCAACATATTCTTCCATCTCTCGCAATAGACCAATGCGATCGCGATTCATTTCTAGTGATTTTAATTCTTCGAAATAGTTATCGACAGCAAAGTCAAAATTAATTTCATCTTTCCATTCTTCCCACTCTTCTGGCAAACAAATCTGCTTTAGGATAAGTTGTCTCTCGAGAAGTTTCAGAAATAATTCTGAGAACTTTTGTCGAAGACGTAGGATAAACTTACTGAACTTAACTTCGTCTCTGGTAATCTCTGTGGCTCTTCCAAGACTATATGTAGATTCTGGCTGTAATCGAGAAATAGGTACATTGAGCGCACGATATAAATTAGTTTGAAAATATTGTACGTCTTCAATATCTCCTAGATTAGCACCGCCTGGCAATGTAGTAATCTCTGTACCTTTACCACCTTCTCTTCGTGGTAACCAGAAATCTTCTAGCATTGTCATGAATTTACGATCGTCTTTAATTTCGCCAGTTGCAGAATCATAAACTACTTTATTTTTGAACTTAGTCATGATATCAGACAAGTATTGTTCTGCTTTAGCTTTTGGCAGACCGCCTACATCAACATAGAAAATTCGACGTTCAGGCGCACGAGAAATACGATATACTACTAACGAATCTTCCATAGATCGCAGTTGATTAAGAGGTCGTATAGCTTTTTGTAACCAAGAGAGAATAAGTTTGTTATCTAAGCTTTGATATCCACTGGTGTTATATACGATAGAATCTTTAGAAATTTTAATTCCTTCAGCATTTGCTGCAGGACTACTAGATCCGTACGAACTCATTGATGAACCGGTTATAGATCCAGTTCTCTTTAAAAATCCTGATGGACTGTACATATAGTATTCGTTAACAATTTTTTCAATTGTAACACCAGTCTTTGGATCTTTTTCTTTTTTAACTTCTCTTACTTTTTTGATATTGCGGGGATCAATATATCTTACTTCTAGAATACCTCGAGCCGGTTTCTTTTCATCTACAAGTATATGATAGTATAAGCGACCATCAATATACCAACGACGAAACAATTCATAACTCAAACGATTAAATTCTAGAAGTTTTAATACTTCATCAAATTCTTCTTGAATTGATTTTTTAATTGATTCTTGTGTATCTAAATTGTCAAGGACAATACTAACTGTTTCTTCGTCTGAATCTTCGACAATAGCTTCATTACAGATTTCTTGAATTGCCATGTCGAGAATAGGGTCAAACGAAATGGCACGATATTTGTTTACTAATTCTGCTTCGGTTCTGACTGAACCATCGAGATCGACATAAGTGCCATATACGCCGCCGGCGGCAACGGTTAATGCACCATCTTCGTTTGACGGAGGTACGAAGGAGACAAGCTTTTCTTTTTGCTTCTCTTCTTTCTTGCGGTTTATCTCAAATCCAAACAGTTCCATTCATAACGCTCCGATAAAAATAAGGGGGACTATAAGATTATTTATAATCCCCCTCAACCCACTTTTAGAACTGGATGAAATTAGCTGCCAGCAGCCATCTCATCAAAGGCCCAAGTTACAGTATAAGTACCAATCGTATCAGTTGTATTCCAATCCAATTCTATAGTACCTACATCTGTAGGCCAACAATCTACTAGTTTGTATGTGCGCTTGACATCACCTGTCTTTCCATACAATTTGATTTCAAGATCTGATTTATAATCTTCAGGACCACCAAATGTTCGAACACCTGATGTAGGATCGTTGATTTGATCTGCCCATTGCTCGAGTGAATTTCGGACTGCAAAATCTTCTTCGAGCATGAGAGTTGTTGTCCATTCAGCATACGTTCTGTCACCAGCAATCTTAACTTTACGGCCAAAGTAAGGAACTTCGATTACACCGTGGGTGGCAGCAGGTACCTGTGAAGACATACAAAGAAATCTAAACTGTTCAGGAAACGATGTAGCAACAACTTCAAAGAGGGCGGGACGATAACCGCCCGCCTCTATTGCGCCTGATTTAAAGTCTTGTAAGCTAAAAGCCATTTGTTATTCTCCTTTAATTTAGCTTTGTTCTATTTATTAGAAATTTCCAATAACTTCGGAGAATTCTACACCTGTTCGCACTGCGACAAAGTTCAACTGGATAAAGTTGATGCTTCGAGCAGGTTTGATGTAGATGTCACCAACGAACTCGTTGCGATCGATGACTTCACCTGTGTTGTTTGTCTCGTCACATACGACTACAAAGTCTGTTACACCTCGGCGGCCTTTAACATCTCGTAAGAAAGGTGTTACAAGATTAACAAAGCTAGCGCGTGTGAATTCGTCATTGAACTCAAACAATGTAAACTTAGCAGCTGTAGCAATTGCTTTCTCAAGAACAATGAAGAGTCGTCGTACGTTGATACGATCGAACGCTGAAGGCTTAGCCAACAGAGTCTTATCACCGAACATTACGATACCTTGACCTGGGAAGTTAACAATTGGATTAATACCGTTCTTGTAAAGAATATCGCGCTCAGCTTGCTTCGGATTCCAAGCGAGCTTAACAATATTCTTAATTTGGCCACGATTGAAACCTGCAGGTGACCACCATGCATCACGCAATTCATCTGTATATGCTGCTAGACCGGCGATGTCACCATTAATAGGTACCCATCGATATACGTCGTTATACTTGTCATACATGTACTTATAACCTGAGTCGAGTACAGCGTATGAAGATGATCGGCAGCTGTTTCTAAATTGAACAACATCTTCTGTGATATCGGATGAATTACCAACAACATCATCCTTGTCAGGTGAGATGAATACAACACAATCCTTACGTCGTTCGCCAATGTTGTCAATCAAGTAATTACCAAGCTGTGCACCGTTTGATGCACCTCGAGACTTACCAGTCAACACCAATGAGATGTCAATGTCTTCAGCTGATCGATATACGTCATAAGCTCGTAATACATCACCTAGAGCACATGTAGTTTCAGTACCGACGTCTCGGCCACCAATAAATGAGTAAGTAGCAGGTCCAGTATTAGTTGATGATTGAACAAGTAACGCTGATGCTGATGTTGCATTTGTATCATCATTTGCCCACCAAACATAACCTGAAGATTGATTAATCACATCTTTGTAGTATATATTATTACCTTGTTCACCTTTAGCGTCAGTTGCGCGAGAAAGACCACTATACACTTCAAGTACTGTGTTAGGAATTCCAGAAATCTTACCATCTTCGTCAATTACAACAACATGAACTTCGTCATTTGCTGCTGTATTACCTTGAGATGCAACATAAGCTGATTGAGTAGGTGCACCTTCAACTAAATCCCAATACTGCCAATATCGTTCAATGGTTGCAGCTGCAGAAACCGAAGAGGCGACGCTAATATTTTCTGTAGTAGTAAGAGCTTGAGCAAATTCGATTTCAGCTTCTCCAGCAGAAACAGCTCCAATTGATGTAATTTCAAGATACTGAACACCAATTGTTGTATTACCAACTTTAATTTGATCTCCTACGGAAAGATTAGACGTAACATTTGTTACATCGCCATCAACCGCTGAAGTAATCGTACCAGTATTTGCTCCAACATTAATAGCAAGCGTAGTTACTTGTCCAGCCGCGATTTCTACATCAGAGCTAAATGCCGTGTTCGAATCGCAGACAGAAATTTTTAGTGAATTGCCTATGAGACCGGGATATTTTGCAACCCAGCGTGCTGCGTCATCAAAACCTGCCAGTGCATCTGTATATGAATCATCGTTTTTAACAATGTGTGAAGCAGCAACAGATGATGTAGCACCATCAAATGCTACGGAGTTGAATGAATAGCTAGCGTCATGAAATTCTAATGTAGCTGCACCGGTGGCGCCTGACCATGTTTGACCAGTCATAGTTACTCGAGTATCACCGGATCGAGTAAGAACCAATGATCCAGAACCTGTACCATCGCCAGTCGATACCAAAGGAATAGCTGATCCACCCTGAGTTAGTGACAGACCAAATTGGTTTCCTACCGAGTTAACAATAAAGTAAGTAGTTAAGTTATCAAAACCTTGTGGCAATGTACCATCAGTGCTTAGCGTTACTGCTTCGCCATTCAATACATTAGATAATGTACCAGTAAAAAGACCTGTAGGTACGTCACCGTCGTGAATAGCTGTAACATCATTAAATGTATCAAATGCGTCTGTAGTATCAACAGTAATTGCTGCCTCTGAAACTGATCCGTCAATAGCAGCTACTACTAGGCCGGTTTCCAGTTCACTAACAGTACCATCGATTACAAAATAGTCTGTACCACTTTGAGCGTACGCTGACGTTAGAATATCACTTCCAAATGAGTGATGAGCTCGTGAAACATAAAGACGATTAGAATAAGATAGGAAGCTAGCAGCGGTCATCCATGTTTCATAATTATCGCTATTAGGCTTACCATAAACTTGTGCTAATTCATCTTCGCTTACAACGAGCGAAGGCTTATCTACCGGTCCCCACTGAAAAACACCGCCAATGGCGGCGTCAGTTGTGGCTACGGCAGGGATTACAGTCGTCAAATCGATCTCTGTAACATTAACGCCTGGGCTTAATTGAAAAGGCATGTTGTGTTTCTCCCTGTAAATTGATTATAATGTATTTCGTAGTTTTATTTATAACAAAGCACATTTCAAACTACATTAGCCAACTATAGTCATCTCCACCTCTGGCAGTCTTTACTTGAGATTCTTGCTCGTGTACGTCTTGCCCGTCGTCAATGATACCGAATGGAACCAGCTCACTAAAGACTTTTTCTTCATTCATTTCTTTGAGATTGATAACCGTATTTATATCAGTCAATTCTTTAAAGAATTTCTGGTTTGACAACCAACCAAAGAGAACTAAACACATCACTAAATCGTCGTGATTGCCCGGTTCTGCTTCCCATGATGTACCTTTTTGACTAAATGTCGAAAATTCACGTATTGTTTCGAAATCATTAATTATAATTTGATTTTGTTCTACTAATAATTTTATCATTGAACAACCAACAGATTTTACAGATTTAGTAGTACGTATACCTTTATCTGCTCTTCCGCTGAATCCTGCTACACCTGATAATAGACGTTTTCCTTCACGTCCATTATTTTCAGTGAGTAACATATTTTCGTATTCATATTCTTCGAAAAGAATAGAAGCTACCTGTTCTCCAATATCATTGACTTCAACCAATATATTGGCTTCATTGTAATACTTTGCCGCGCTATGCACAGCTGCAGCATAATCTATAGGTGTGATCATATTATTACGATATGTTCCAACCTGTCTGTACGGCATCTCTGATATATCAACGACCTGAAAGGCAGAATAGTCTAATCCTTTACCTCTACTGACGTCAACAACTATCACATAGTTGCCTTCTTGCATCGGTTCTTCATATATGTTTATACCACCGACTTCTTTAATAGCTTCTCTATATACAAGTTGCTTTAATTTCCATCCCGATATGAGTGTACCCGATGAACCTAGGAATTCACATTCCATTTCCTGCGCGAACTTTTCTGTATCAAAGTCCATCGCAGCGAGTGTTTCTTCTCTCCATTTTTCATCACGGCCCGGGACGTCATGCCACATAACCTGCACGAACTCGTAACCATTTTTGCCTGCTTTGGCACCTTCACATGTTTTATAGAAGTGATTTAATCCATTTGGTGTGGATGTAAGAAGGATTTTAGTACTAGTTCCGGATGAGATTGTTGGAAATACTGAGGCAAAGAATTCGTCCCAATTCTCCACGAAAGCTGTCTCATCAATGTATAGGAAGGATACGGATTTGCCTCGAATAGCAGAAGAAGAAGTAGCAGCCGCAATGATTTTGGATCCGTTTTCAAATTCTACTGATCCTTTGTTCCATTCGATGACTCCTTGTTGAAGCCATTTCGGTAACGCTTCATACGCAGTTTTAATTCTGTCCAATATTTCCCTAGCTGCATCTCCTTTGTTAGCGAGGAGAGCCACGAGCTTATGGTCGTTAAACAATATGTAATGAAGTATAAGACATACAGCAGTAGTAGTTTTACCTGCCTGCCGTGACGTAACAACACAGACTCTTCTATTATTGGTGGTTTTTTTAATGATTTCTTTTTGATAGTCATAGCAATTTATCGGAATCAATCCATGATCAACATGTACAATTTGTATATATTTTTCTGAGAAGTATATTGGATCTTTAGCACACTTCACAAACTCTTGGACCATATCTTCGGTCCATTCAATTGTAACACCCTTGCGCTTAAGATTTACATTACCGAGATAAGATCGATAATCTATAATATCTTGAATTTCACTCATTTTCTTTATTTAATAACTTCAGCAAATCACTCGTACTACCTACATACAAGTTATTATTAACAGTATCTGGTTTTTCTGGTTTCTCGCCTGTAAGTTTTTGTTTCTTTTCATGCATGGCTAGCAGATCATTATTCATATCACCCATTGTTTTGATCATATTAGCTAAGACTTCATATGCTCTGGGGTGTTGAGACTGATCTGCTACTGCAAGCAATTCGTCGATTGCACCATGACCTTTTTCGATAAGATCATAAAAATTCTGACGAACATATTTTGTATCGTTCTCGATTTCTTTATCTGTTTCGAGACTTGGACGATAAGTTGTAGGTAGTTTTTCTTCTTGTTCGATGAGTTGTCCACTATTCATATTCAAAACATCATTCAATATATCATGCTTCATATCTTTATCCTTCATCAGGGAATGGACCTATATTCACTTCTGCAACACCATAAGTAGATTCAGAATCAATAGCTGCCGTATTTGCTATCGATACTAAGTCAGGTGCAGATATTGTTACGGTAGGTGTTTCAGTGTATCCAGAGCCACCATCAGTAATTACTATTCTATCTATATTATATCCATTACCCATTACGGCCGTTGCAGTAGCATTACCATCAATAGTAATAGTTGCTGGTGTGTCACTATATCCATAACCAATATTAGTAAGTACAATTTCTGTTACACTCCCACTACTAATCACGGCAACAGCTGTAGCAGTTTCGGCATTAATATCTGAGAAAACAGTAGGAGAATTATTAGCTAATATGGCAGGTTCAGCGAGTAAACGTGAAGCTACTTCAACATTGTTAATTGATTGATCTATATCATCATACAATGATGAATCAAATATTTGTGTATTAGATAATTTAATTACATCACTTTTATATTCTGGACCATAGAAATAACCTTTCATTGTAAAATCGAGTGTCCATATCAAGGCGCGGCGATCTTCAAAAGAACCTTCATATACATCATCTTGACTTGTTCCAGTTAAAACAAGTGGTATATCCAATTTAACTTCAGGAGTTTCAGTTAGTAATACTGTTGATGTCCATTCAGGTGTAAAGTATGGAAGTATTTGTTCAATAATTCTAGTACCATCTGTCGTGTTCTTTACAAAAATGGACAAACTAAATTGAATATCATAGGGAACTGGATTATAGATTGAGACACGACGGTCGCCATCACCATCAATATCTTCAATCTTAAATTTATTTCGGGTAGGCAATTTTCGTTCAGGTGCATAATTAAAACCTGTAATTTCGAAACCCATGCGAGGCAATACAACTGAAAATGGCTGTTGTAATGGATCACGATTCGATTCTATTCCTTCTATCCTCGCGAGAAACTTTTCTCGAGGTCCATATGCAAGAGGAACTTTAATGACCTGTTTTACGTTGCCATTCTCGTCTTCGCGATTAATATAAACATCATTGAATAATGTACCAAATAAGATAACATATCTACGCAGAGTATCGTGATAAAAAGTACGTCCAAACATTAGTATCTACCGCCTTCACTGAATGGATCTCGTTCCGTAAAATCAATGAATGAATTAGCACTTACTTGGAATGAACTATTGTCTGCATACGGATCATCAGGATTCCAGTTGCTATCTAATCCTACTGGTCGACCTGTATCAGGATCAATAATAATATTATTGTTAGCATCGTATGTAAGACCATCCAGTTCGTCTGCAGATAATGAATGAATGATTTCGAGATTATCTACATATGGTAAACCTGTATTCAAATCTTCATTGCTGTATTCGAACAATTCACACCTGATATCAAACATTTGTAGTGCACCATTTTGATAGAATACCGGCTCATGTTCAACAAACTTGATTTGATATACTTTATTAGTTAATGGCATAAAAATAAGATCACCTTCAAATGGCCGATCATTATCTTCGAAGTCTCCAACGGTTTCTTGATATACTTTTCTAGCAACAGTAAATGTAATCTCGTCTCGAATCTGAATATTGAATTTAGATAAGAAATCACCTTCACCTTCGAATCCTTCAACATTTTTGATATACATTTCGATTTGATATGAATCATTGTATGTTGATAACGGATCTTCGTTTAGGATATCATCTTTGGCTACTATTGTACGTGGACAATACCATAGATCATGGCCATAAATTTTAATAGACTCGATAACAAGGTCTTCAATTAGACTTTGTTCAGATGTACTATTAAAATTATTGAAGTATAAATTGGTTGCCACTGTGTACAAATCCTATTTTTTGAGTATAATAGAGCTATGCTCTTTATCCAATCATATCCATTACAGGCAAGCTGTAATTGTTAATCATCTCTTCTTCTAGTTTAGAGATCTCAGTCTGAGCATCATCATATATTTGTCTACCATTAAAAGTTACACCACCTGGAAGTTGTAGTCCTTCGAACTTAGTAAGATTTGTACCCCATTGTCTTTTAATAAGTTGTGATGTATAATACTGTAACCATCGGTCTGACCATACATCCGTGTATGTAGCAGGATCAACAATTTCATATGCTTCCAATATAAGATATTCATTTACTCTTAAATCTTGTTTTGTTTCGTCTATATGTAAACGATTACGATGACGATTATATCTTATTTGTGGTTTACCAACAAGTATTTCTTGAACCATCGCGAGATGTTCCATTGTCATATAATAATCTATAAGAGCAATGTTAGTAAGAGTGTATAGATCGTTTAATGCGATTTGATATCGAATATTAAATATATCTCCTGATGAAGTACCAAGTGCACCCATCGGAAACAACCGTACGGCGCCGATAATATTCTCGGGCAGATCTACATATCCATCATCTTTAATTTGTTGAGTAACTAAAATTTTATAGTAGATTTTTTCTGTGCCGTCGAAATGATAATCCCAGAAAAAACGTAGAGCTTGATCGATTCTATCTTCGACCTGCTCGTCTGCTACATTAATTTCGATGACGGGCTTGCCTAGTGATCTTAGACAATACTCTTTAAACTCGTCTCGTGTGGATGGAACTGCCATCGAATGTGCTCCGTTTTAGCTTTAATAAATTTATTTATGCTACTGTTATTTTCTTAATGTATTCTTTTTCTTTATATGTAACAATTTGATCTTCGTCGGATAAACTAGTAGTAATAGTAGATTCGCCCGTATCTGTTACACGAACTAGCTGAGCAAAGTCTGTTATTCTTGCACCTAGACCATATACTGACGGCCCTGTCGTAGCTTGTAATGCAATATTATACGACTTAAGACCTTGGCCTACGACTGCATTATCAATTCCAGCGTTTACTAGATTGCCTGAACCGTTTTCAGTATTTACTTCTCTTTCACCAATACCAGATACCGATGAATTTGTAATACCGGCAAAACCTTGACCTCGAACTTCAACTTCACCATTACCGTTAACAACACTGTTTTCTATTCCACCGACTGCAACAACAGATTTAACTTCTCTAATTACATTACCCACAACTTGCGAGTAAAGTGTAGGAGCATCATCAGCGGTCTTGGTTATTTCTCTTTCACCAATACCATTTACTTGTGATATCTCTGATTGAGATACACCATCCGTAAGATTAATAGTTCTCTCACCAATACCACTTGTTTCAGGAGGAGTAGTTGCAACAACAGCACTACTGTATGTTGTAATGATACGTTCACCGGGTGATGATACAATAGGTACAGTGGACGGCGTTAAATTACCACTTGTAGAAACAATTTGTCTTTCACCAATACCAGAAGTAGATCCAGTATTAACAGGAATATTATCGGCTGTTTGCGTAATTTGTCTTTCGCCAATACTATTGACGACGGCATTATCAGCAACCAAGCTTCCGGAAGTCTCATCTATTTGTCTTTCACCGACACTGTTGACCGATGCATCTTCTGCTTGTGATATTCCAGAAGTAATTACAATTTGTCGTTCACCAACACCAGATACAGAACTATCAGTAATACCTAAAACACCAGTCGCTGATGTTTCAATTATACCTGTACCACTTATTGAACCAGTGTTAACAGGTAGATTATCAGCTGTCTGTACAATAGTTCTTTCGACAATACCTACTAAGCTAGCATCTGTAGCTACAGCTGTGCCAACATATAGTGTGATAGTACGTTCACCCGGTGATGATACACTTGGTGTTGTAGTCGGAGCAAGTGCTCCTGATGTAGATGTAATACTACGTAAACCTATACCAGAAGTTGATCCATTAATAATGCCTAAAATACCAGCTGTACTTTCTATTTGTCTTTCACCGACACCTGATAATGTATGATTACTCTTAGCTGGTAAATTATCAGCGGTTTGTGTAATCTGACGTTCACTAATACCTGATACAGAAGCAGAATTAACAGGAATATTATCAGCTGTTTGTACAATAGTTCTTTCACCGATCGCACTAACACTAGCATCACTTGCTTGCGCAAGATTTCCGGAAGTTTGATCTATCTGTCTTTCACCAATATCACTTGAAACAGAAGCATTGCTTGCTTGTAAACTGGTAGACGTAGAAACAATTTGTCGTTCACCGATACCAGATGTAGAACCAAGTGTTGATGCTGTTAATTGACCAGAACCAACTTTACCGGAAATACCAATACCAGTTGTAGAACCAGTATTCGTTGGTAGATTATCGGCCGTTTGTACAACGGTTCTTTCACCAATAGCATTTACACTTGATATATCATATCCTGTGATATCTGCTGTCTGATTGATTTGTCGTTCACCGGTACCTGATGTAGATCCAGTTGCAAATCCAGAAAGGTCTGCAGTTTGGGTAATCTGTCTTTCACCGGTACCTGATAGAGTATGATTACTCTTAGCTGGTAAGTTATCTGCTGTTTGAATAATTTGTCTTTCGACGATACCTACAAGCGTATGATCACTCTTAGCTGGAAGATTATCAGCAGTCTGTGTAATCTGACGTTCACCGACACCATCAAGCTCCGGAGGTGTTGTGGCCACAACCGCAGAACTATAAGTTGTAATGATACGTTCGCCGGGTGATGATACGACTGGTATAGTTGATGGTGTTAGCGAACCATCAGTAGTCACAACAGTTCTTAAACCAGTACCAGATGCAGAACTATTAGCAATACCTAAAATACCAACAGCTAATGTTTCAATTGTACCTGTACCAGTTGTAGAACCTGTATTAGTAGGTAAGTTATCAGCTGTCTGTACAATAGTTCTTAAGCCGGTGCCAGATGTTGATCCTTCTGCAAAACCAGAAAGATCTGCGGTTTGAGTAATTGTACGTTCACCAACAGATGATATAGAACCGGTTACTACTTGATAGCCATCTAAACCTGAATTAGTTATTATTTGTCGTTCACCAATACCAGTTGTAGAACCTGTATTAATAGGAATATTGTCAGACGTTTGTAATATAGTTCGTAAACCAGTGCCTGACGTAGATCCTGTTGCAAATCCTGATAGATCAGCTGTTTGAGTAATTGTTCTTAGACCAGTTCCTACGAGTGTATGATTACTCTTAGCTGGAAGATTGTCTGCTGTTTGAGTTACAGTACGTAAACCAGTGCCTGATGTAGATCCATCCTGAGCAACAACAGCTGAACTATAAGTTGTAATAGTTCTTTCACCGGGACTTGATACAGAAGGTCCAGTTGATGCTAACAAAGAACCTGATGTTGATTTAATAGTACGTAAACCAATACCAGAAGTTGAACCAGCGGCAAATCCTGATAGATCAGCAGTCTGTGTTATAGTTCTTAGGCCAGATCCTACGAGTGTATGATCGCTCTTAGCTGGTAAGTTGTCAGCGGTCTGCGTAATCTGTCTCTCACCAATACCAACCGTAGATCCATCTTGAGCAACGACAGCAGAACTATAAGTCGTAATAATACGTTCGCCAGGGCTTGATATTACCGGGCCGGTAGAAGCTTCCAAAGAACCTGACGTTGATTTAATAGTACGTAAGCCAGTACCAGAAGTTGAACCAGCGGTAAATCCTGATAGATCAGCAGTTTGTGTTATTTGTCTCTCACCAATGCCGGACGATTCAGAATTAGCTATACCTAAAATGCCGACTTTAACGTCTTTACCTGCAAGACCGACGCCCGAAGTAGAACCAGTATTTGTCGGTAAATTATCGGCTGTTTGCGTAATCTGCCTTTCAGCAATACCGACTAAACTTGCGTTACCAGCCTGAGCCAAAGAGCCAGAAGTTTGATCTATTTGTCTTTCACCAACACCAGTAGTAGATCCATTTTGCGCAACAACCGCTGTGCTATAGGATACTACAGTACGCTCACCGGGTGACGATACTGAGCCAACTGTAGATGCCGTTAGTGAACCAGAAGTAGAAACTATTTGCCGTTCGCCGATACCTACAAGTGTATGATTACTTTTCGCTGGTAAATTATCGGCAGTCTGAGTAATTGTGCGTTCACTGACGCCAGATAAACTAGCATTACCAACTTGCGCCAAAGAACCAGACGTTTGATCTATCTGACGTTCACCAATACCAGAAGTAGATCCATTGGTAATACCTAAGACACCAGCAGTTCTTTTAACCTGTCTTTCACCAATACCCGATGAACTGGCATCACCAGCTTGAGCTAAAGAACCTGAGGTTTGATCGATTTGCCGTTCACCTACACCTGAAGTAGATCCATTGGCAATACCTAAGACACCAGCAGTCCGTTTAACTTGTCTTTCACCTACACCTGAAGTAGATCCATTGGCAATACCTAAGACACCAGCAGTCCGTTTAACTTGTCTTTCAACAATACCTGATGTTGATCCGCTAGCAATACCTAAGATACCAGCAGTTCTTTTAACCTGTCTTTCACCGACACCAGATGTAGATCCATTGGTAATACCTAAGACACCAGCCGTTCGCTTAACTTGTCTTTCACCTACACCAGATGTAGATCCATTAGCTATACCGCCAACACCAGCTGTTCGTTTAACTTGCCTCTCGCCAGTTGATGATAAACTTGCATTACCAGCTTGAGCTAAAGAACCTGAAGTTTGATCAATTTGCCGTTCGCCGATACCAGACGATGATGGAGGAGTAGTTGCTACAACAGCGGTACTATATGATACTACACTGCGTTCGCCCGGTGATGATACTGAAGGACCAGTAGAAGCAGTTAACGAACCTGATGTGGATTTGACTGTGCGTTCGCCAATGCCTGAAGTAGATCCATTGGTAATACCTAAGACACCTGCCGTTCGCTTAACCTGTCTTTCGCCGACACCTGAAGTGGATGCATTGGTTATGCCAACGAAGCCGTGACCGGCTTCTTCTGATTTTTCTACGTAGCCGTGAGGAGTAACATATAAATCGCTACTGGCTGGGGTACCATCGTCGACGTATATAACACGTGTTAAATCACTCACCGATCATCTCCCATGCATAACAAACAGACCCGTAGGTCTGTTTGCTTTTCAGTTTACCATGTGGGTAACTGAATATGTAGTTACCCAAGAGATTCATACTATTAAGCTGGAGCGGTGTAAGTAAGTGAGCTTACTGACAATGTGTCACCAGAACCAATCGCTGTAGATGACAGCTGAATAGAACCAGTACCAGTGTTATCGTCAGATACATCGCCTTGGAAAACTACTGCTGCGTTCGAATCACGAACCTCAAACTTAGTAATTGTTCCTTCGTTACAGTTCGTATTAGCAGTGATGGCGTTAGCCGTGGCTACACCAGCAGGGTTACCACCGCCTGAACCCGACGCATCGAAAGCAGGATCACTAAAAGTAAGAGTTGCAACCGTTGCATCTGCAGCGGTCAAGAATACAAGCGTTCCAGCTGAAGCGCCACCGTCAATAAGGTCGACGACAGTATTAGTGATTGCGTCCCTGGTTGCTGTTGGATGTGTTAATGTCGCCATTTAAACTATCTCCTGTTGAGTTTTTTTGCTTTAAATAAAGTTTAGCTACAGTGCCGTCGGCTTTCTTAACCTCTAGAACACCAGATAAACCAGCGCCTTTTAATTTTTCGGCTAATGTTTTATCTTTACCCGTAGTCATTATCTACTCCATTATTTATAAGAATCAATTTTTAACTTGCGTTTCTAATGCTCAGAGAACCCCAATAATAAGTCGTCCCAGCATTATTTATAATACTAATTGTATAAACATCTATAGCACTGGCACCAGTAGATTCGGGTGGTTCTACATTTTCTGCCCAATATAAAGCTCCAGGCCAAGATGCAGCTCGACTACCTGTATTATCTTGTTGATGTATAACAGTAATTGTTTGTGAATATCCTGATGCTGGACCATTAGAAAAACTAAAAGTAGTTGTACCTGCTCCAGCTACATGCCAGAAAACTGATCCGGCCGATAAATCTAATGCTGCTGTTGTACCAGATGATGTAATTATTTTTTCTCTAAAAGGTGCACCAGCCTCAATTGTACCACCAAACGGAGCAAACCGGACGGTGCCATCAGCATCTGCTTCAATTATTGGTACACCAGAACCATCAGCTGCAGCAAAAATTGTACCGCTCAAATCATTTGCAATTGAAAATAATTGGCCAGCCGACCCACTAAAATCGAGCGTAGTAGTTGTTCCATCATCTGTTACAGATAATGTAATTGGATCTCCCGATGTTCCGCCGCTTTTAAATTCGATCTTTGGATCATTGCTAGCGTTGCCATCATTTGGAGTAATTAATAGATCGCGGTCAGTAGTGGCCATTTAATCTTCCTATGTGTATAGTTATTTATACGCCGTAATTTCCACGAGATGCATTAAAGTTTTGTAGTATTTCTGTGTCTGATAAAACTCTATTATAAAATTTCATAGAAGGTATTTCTCCTTGAAATCTTTGATTAGGATCAACAGAAGGAGTCGCTGAGTTGCTATCTAATTCTTGACCTACACAAATTCCATTTGCATATGCAATCGAAAAAGTAGATGTTGTTGCACGCGTGCCGAGAGAAACCCCATTTATAAAGACTTCTACAGATCCTCCAGATCCTGTTGCTACAAAGTGATAATAGACATCAGTCGTAGGTGTAAAACTCCACGTAACTTTAGCAGTATTTTCAAATTCTATATTGCCAGTAGTTTGTCTAAAATACCAAAGAAAATTATTTGCTGAACCTGTTTGTAGAAATGTGTCGATATCACCACTACTCAATGCTGTTCTTTTTAACCATATATCAATTGTCCATGTACCAGACGAAGCCTGAGCAGAAAGCGCAGATGATTCGATGTCTAAACGTGACGTACTATTCGTAAAAGAAAATCTTTCTGGTAATTGCAAATCAGTCGTATTTGCAATAGAATATGTCAAATTAGTCTGTGTAATAGCAGCAGGATTAGGTGCTAAATCAACTATAGATTCTGTATTACTTCTAGTTTGAGTACTAGTTGCTGTCTTAGGTATAACATATTTAGATGGAGTATTACCTACTTCGAGCTGCCAATTAGCAACTTTTGTTATACCTCTTCCGCCATAATGACCATAATTATATTGGCTCCATGTGGCGTTCAAACCACGATTTGCACCTATTGTAAATATACACCACAATCTTTCCCATGTATGTGTTCTTGTGTTATATTTTTTACCAGTTCCGGAACTATTAGATAATCCATCGTGAAAATTGTTTTGTGTTCCTGTCGTATTTTGACCATACAATCCACAGTTAGCTGATTTACTCGTATTTGTAGTCCATTGATCCCATGATATAACGTAATTATCACCTAAACCTAAACCACATTTGGCTGGAGTATTGTAGCTGCCATCTATACCAAAACCAGCATACATCCATGATCCGTCACCAATGTCTCTCATCGTAACGACCGGATAGCCTAATTCTTCTTCGTATGTCCAAATACCATGATATGTGTTTTTGTAATTTTGTACACCACTATTAATTTTAGATGAAATATTAGAGCCGGCTCTATTGTAAACTTTAATAGCATCATGATGATTTAGGGCCCATCTGCCGCCTGATACCGTTCCACTATAGCTAGAAAAGGCATCGGACTGCGTCATATTACGATCAGCATTACCGTTTTCTTCGATATTTGTAGTAGGCGCACCTCGAAAACTTTTATCATTAAACATATCATAATAGAATGTCAATCCATTTGTAACTATACTATTTTTTATAGACATTACATTCTACCTCGAAGAGCGTTGTAAATATCATTTACTTCAGCAGCACTCAATGCTTCTTGCCATATACCAATCCATGCAATATCACCAGTAAAATAATTAACAGGTGAGCCACTTTGCGAATCAAAACCGATAGTAATAGGCCAATCATCACATCCATTTCCTACTGAGCCTGTAGCATCAGTTGTAGCTACACCATTTAAATATTGTTTAAATCTATAATTGCCTACTTTGGTGGTAGCGGTACCTCCTGAAACAAATGTACCGGGATCTGATTGAGCATATGATATAGTACTGGTCGTTGCACCAGTTAAAGCAAAAGTTCCGTTATAGCCTGAAGGTGATAGACCTGATACGGTAATTCTATCATTTAATGGACCAGACGCGTTATAAATAAAATTACCATTGTGAGTGACATTTAGAGTTGTTGTTCCAGAAGTGTGTGAACCACCAGTCACAGTATAAGTTAATGGTGGTCTTGCAACATAATCAACCACCATCGTAACATTAGCCCAACCATTGATAGAATGTGCCTGTGCAGCGGATCCGCCATAAACATATGATCTAAATTCATCACCATCGTACCATATGCCCCACTCTGGTCCATAGTTGTCGGTAATGATAGGCTTATTTGCAGCGGTATTTAAAGTCGGTCTACATAAAACACTAACAGTAGATTGTCTATTATCAACTCCGAAACCATTTGGTGTAGATGGTGTCATCGTACCACTACTTGTACTTCCATTAAAAGTAAAATATCCAGCAGAATTATAAGTTACATTCGCGAGATTGAAGTTATTATTATATCCTGATATATCAGTCCATACTGTGCCTGTGCCCGGATAACTTTTTGAGTTACGAGCATCGACAAGACAACGAAGAAATTTTTGTGGAATTGCCATTAGCTCAGTGTCAAGGACGCTAAATGATGTCCTTGCCTCCCTGTATCATTTGTTGTAACCTGATTACTGGCGTCTAAAGTACCCGGCAATAATATTTTATATGACCAATCCATATTATCCAAAGTAACTTTGTTTTCGCCGTCGTAATATTCAGTCCAATCATTTGGAGTAAATGTTGGTATTGGATTTTGAATATAAGTTGTTTGTTGCCTACCTGTTAAAAAATATAATTTAAGGCGTACTGTATTTGCTGATACTGTAGCTGGAGAATCGGCGGCTATTGTAGAATTTAAAGAGCTTGGACCATCTGCAAAAGCAGTGTTACCTATTGTCACAGATGATATTGGAGCATTGCCTCTAAAAATATGAATAACACCAGAATAGTAATCGGCTAAGCTTGAAACAACACTTACTGAACCACTATCACCTGATTGCAAAATTCTATAGAATGTTTGTCCTTCAGGATATTCTGATCCATCTTCATTTGTTACTATACTTGTCCATCCTGTTGGTGTACTAATGGTAATTGATGAATCCCACCATGCACTAATAATGGCCAAGTCGCCGGCTTGCCATCCAGTAGGAAAGGTAAAAGTCATGGTATTTTGTTGAGTACCCTCTCTTTCCATGTCTGAACCAATTTTTCGAAGAGCTCTTAAATTAGAAGTTGTTCCAAATTTTACGGACATCAGTCGTCATCCTGATTTACTGCCGTATTCAATCTTTCTAATTCTTCATGACATTCTTGTGAACAACAAATATCTTCGCATTCACAATGACAAATTGCACACTCATTCATATTCCACCTCTAACTTATCGATGTCTTTGCGCTCTGCGAAGATGTGATAGTAACAATTAACTTGATCTACGCTACGAATATGAACTTGATTATTTTCTATTTTCTTAACCCATAAATGTTGAGGATGGCCGATCGCAGTTAATTGTACTGTGATTGTTGATTCATCTACAAGGCCTACCCAATAATCTGGCAAGTCGATAACTTGTTCTGTAGTTTTACCTCGCACATACACACCAAATTCTGGTCCCTCTAATGATCCATGACGTAATCCCATGCCTTCTTTAGTAGGATGTGGAATGTCGAATGACTTAGACGTGGCATACAGCGCACCTTGAATACCAACACCGCCCGTGACTTTTAAAGCGCCTGTGCTAGTATTGCTAGACGCAGTTGCATTGGAAATTGTAGTAACTGCACTAAATGTTTTTGCACCGCTAAACGTCTGTGTAGTCGAAAGATGTGCGGTATCAGCATCCAAATAAGCAGAAGCAATAACACTACCTTGCCATGTACCAGATGTTATAGTACCAAGTGTTGCTACGTTGGTTGATCCTGTCCAACCATCGAGACTATCAGGCGTTACTGCTCGAGTAGCATCAGTACCAGTATTTGTTTCAGCGATGGTGGCTAACTCAACTACGCCGGCATTGGTAGTATTAGCAGTTTCTGCTGTGATTGTAATAGATCCTGCACCATTAGTAATATCAATACCATTTCCTGGCGTGAGAGTACCAATAGTCGGACTTCTTGCGGCTCCAGTATTACCAATTACTAATTGGCCGTTAGTTGTTGGTAAAAGAGATGTGAAGTTTGCGTCAAGCTCAGTGTGTGTAAGAGCATCATCATCTGCACGTAGAATGATCGCCATTTACTAACTCCCTAAAATTGTAACGCTAGGTTTAATAAACACTTTACCATCCATAATTCTTTCTATATTTGTATTTCCTGATTCGTACATAACAACGTCATATACATATCTCACACTGGTATCGAGTGTACTAGTCTGTGTCGAGTTCAAACTCAATTGAATTACACCACCGTTGGCGTCTACAACAGCAGTGCTGAATGAAATAGTGGTAGGATCAGAATAAGTTTTCTTCATTCCTCCACTAAACAATTTATTATTAATGTCTTTAGCTGCGCCATTTGTGTCAACAATGAATACTTTAATAGTAGCGTCAGCACCTTCGACTATGGTTAAATCTTCGGTACGGGCCATGAGAGAAACGTCCTCGTTTTACTTTTATTTATAATTATTCGAACCGTACTATATTAAAAGCGATCGAATAACGAGGTTTTTCTATTTGATTTATTAATACGCCATGTGTCATATGATTAGGAAAAAATAAACATGTGTTTTTTTCGGTGATTGGTTCAAAATGATCGGTTGTTATTAATGGATTGCATAAATCATCGCCTAATGAGCCATTTTGTAATGCCCATGAATAATCACCTTTTCTAATAAACATAATTTCACCTTGTTCTTGCTCTACATTTCTTGGATAATAACAACCAGATAAAACACATGTTGGGCCAGGATGAGAATGGTGCATATTGTAACAATGTTGGAAATTAATGTTCATCCATAAATTATCAACTTTTACATTTACATCAGATTCATAAGCATCTCTACATATTTGATTGGCAGCTTCGTTAATACGACCAATTAAATTATCTATATGTTTATTTTCATTTATATTATATTCTCGTTGCCAGCCTCCAATATTTGATAAATCCCTCCCCTCATCTTGACTACAAATATAATCCATAAATTTAACAATTTCTTCAGAATTGACATCATCAAAAACCATTTTAAAAATACTATCGACAAATATATCAATTCTTTCAATCATGGTTTTTCCTGTATGCCGTGTGTAGCATATGGACCTTTTAGAATTAAAGGTATATTAAAAAACAAAGCTTCGCCAAGTGGTTCAATGCTGTAGTATTGATGAGCAGGAATATAAACAATATCACCTTTGTTTACTGTAATTTCTTGTTCTATCTCTAATTTATCAAAAAAAACTTGATAATCTCTAACATCCCAATCTTCTGGAAAACTATGATCGCATAATGCAGAACATCTATTTTTATAAACAATAATTTTAAATGATTCATCTACACCTAGAAAAAAATTACTCCACGTTTTAGCACATGGTAAATGTTTATCGGCATCTTTTGATGGATGATAATAAGCTTGAATACAACCACTCGTATGAACAGGTCGTACAGGCCAGACTCCATAATATTCAAGATTACAATAAAATTGGTTTAATAAAAATTGTAACAGTTCATAGACATGATTGTTAAAAATTTCAAATTTATTAATCATCATTGTTTGATTATTTTTTTCAATATATTCTAATGACAATTTACAATAATTAATAAAATCTTGATATATTTCTGATTTTTGATTTTGATCATCAAATTCTACACTATCAGGATTTTTTGTAGTAAGCGGAGTAAATTGAGGATTATTTTTATAATCCTCTAGAATTCTATTTGTAGTAGATTGAATTTCATCTGTTTGCATCTTAGATAGTGCAGTTACAAAATAATAAGTAAATTGGTCTTCTTTAAATAATATTAATTTTTTAAAATCACCAATTGTACCGAGATGACAACACTCTTCTTCTCTTATAAAATTATTTAAAACAATAAGCTTATCATTAAAATAAATTTCTTCAAAATCTTTTTCGAATTGTTCTTTTGCAAACATTATTGTTTCTCTTCTAATGTATAATTGCTTTTTCGCATGCAATATTTTCTATACCATTGAGCTACACTCGCGAATCCTCGAGATCTAGCTTCTCGTTTTTCTACCATTGGACCATAAAAACCATTGTATGTTTCTTTCTTAAATGGTATAATATGCACTAAAGGTTCACCGGCTTTGATTGTAAAACTGCCTTTTTCTTTTGGCTTAAAAATAATATTGAGTGTAGTAAATCTCTCTGAATAATCAACTACGCCAGGGTAAATGTATAACTTCTCTACTATATTCGAATGATAATGAGGAGGCATAATTAATAATGAAATATTTTTTGCCTTCACCATCCAAGGGGTTGTTAAATGTAATGGGTTAGCTGCGCAGTTTTGATCAGGTATACCTGTAGCTATTTCTTCACTCATAGGACCACATACTTGATTACCTAATGGTTTATGTGATTCATTTCCAGATTTATCTCTAGACATTACATATGCCATCGTATTTGGACCATCATTAAATACCTGAATCTCATCCCACGCTGTCAAAATCCATCCTAGATTTTTATAATCTACAATACCGGGGCAATCATTAAATTTTTCTTTCCCAAATTTTTCTTTTTGCACGGCTTTATGAGGACAGGCATTAAAGGTTCGCGCTTTTTGAATTGGATGCAATTTATAATATGTGCCATCCATATCATAAAATTCTACATTATTTTCAATCATCTTATTTCACGCAATTCTTTTGTATAAGTTCCTAATCGTGTTCGATTTGCAACATTAAGTTTATCTCGCTGTTTGCATTCTTTTTCATTCATAGGTCTAATAATGTGTTTATGCTTTTGTCTTTTAAATGGCACGACATGTACTAATGGCATACCTGCGAGTAGTGTATCATCAAAATTTGGTTGATGCCAAATTACTGGAAAATTAACTGGACTATGATATTGATCAGTATCAACAACACCACTTAAAACTGTATATGGTAAATTCCAGACACTAGGTAGTGGTTGAAATAAACACGACCATCCAGGCGGAGTTTTAATTCCATAATAATTTATAAACTTTAAAGGATCTTGTTTTCCAGTTTTCCAACCAGTTGATTTAAGTTGACTAAACGAATGTCTTTCAACAAATGGTAAAGTACTATCTTGCATATGTTCTGCAGATAATACACTACAATCGTCATTAGTAATAACATGAACATCGCCTTGAAGAGGCACAATATAACCAAGCGTCATAGCATCCAACATAGGCAAACATTTTTTTGCCGTGGCACCCGGCATAGTATTCGTTCTTTGCTCAGTTTTTAAAGGAATCTTTCTAAACCATTCCGGAATGTGTTTATTTGCAGGTACTGGCTCAGGTAAAACTTCATGCAATTCTGGTTCAATAATAAATTCAATTTTATCGTTATTAAAAAACATTATATTTGACTATCTCCCCAAACCCAAAACACTAGCGTTTCTCTATTGCCAGATATAAGTGGAGTAACTTGGTGTAACATATGACTGTCAAAAAACACGACAGCACCTTTCTTCAATTCAATTGGATATAAATGGCCATTTCCATCTAAATCTATAGTTAATTCACCACCTTCATAGTCTTCAGGATCAGATAGCATAACAATACCAGAAATTCTTCTATCTTTTGGTCTATAGCCTTGTAATAGAACGTCTGTATGTGGATCATATTTAGTGCCTGGCCCGTCGTAGATAACATATTGAATATCTTCCATACCTATAATTGGATAAAGAAAATGATCATAGTTAGCTCTGCCAACTAAATGACCAATTTTTTCATAGACTATATTTGTATTTTGTTCTCTATGAAGGCTTGCTACTTTGCAATCCCGAACTTTATCTGTAGAATCAGGTACTTTTTTACCTTCAGATCGTTCAGAATATGTTTCACCAGATTCGAAATTAATAATTTTTTTAAAAAATCTAATTTTATTAATTTCATCTTCATCAAATACATTTTCATAAACACCAAATCGCTGGAGATTATGACCGGGAGTCAACTTCTCAATTTCATGCATAATATAATTACCTTGTTAACCACTGTATTTTATATTTATATATCCTCTATTAGTAGCATTATTATTACCAGCTGGGGAATTACCAACACTTACCGATAAGTCTGTACCATCTATACCATCGACTTCATTTGGATTAGTAATTTGTACATATGTTGCTGTTGCTGCAGCCGTAACATAATTTGTAACATTAGGTGCAGCACCCGGCGCAGTTACACTAACAGGAGTACCATCAGGAGTTGTCCATTGAACTGTTGTGTCATCACCAGCAAGCCCGAGTGTAGTTCTTGCTGGATAATTAGTTACACGAGAAGGATAATTAGTAACATTAGTTACCGAATATGCCGGCTGATTGCGTGATGGATAATTTGTTACAACTTGGTATGCTGGATTATTTCTAGCAGGATAGTTTGTTACAACAGAATATGCTGGATTATTACGCAATGGATAATATGTTGCAACCGCATATGCTGGATTATTACGCAATGGATAATTTGTTACAACTGAATAAGCCGGCTGATTACGTGATGGATAGTTTGTTACAACAGAATAAGCCGGATTGTTTCTAACAGGATAGTTTGTTACAACCGAATAAGCTGGATTATTACGCAATGGATAATTTGTTACAACAGAATATGCTGCTTGATTTCTAGCAGGATAATCTGTTTGATTTTGATATGCCGGATTGTTTCTAACAGGATAGTTTGTTACAACTGAATATGCTGGATTATTACGCAACGGATAGTTTGTTACAACCGAATATGCTGGATTATTTCTAACAGGATAATCAGTTTGATTTTGGTATGCTGGATTATTTCTAGCAGGATAATTTGTTACAACAGAATATGCTGCTTGATTTCTAGCAGGATAATCTGTTTGATTTTGGTATGCTGGATTATTTCTAGCAGGATAATCAGTTTGATTTTGGTATGCTGGATTATTTCTAGCAGGATAATCAGTTTGATTTTGGTATGCCGGATTGTTTCTAGCAGGATAGTTTGTTATAACCGAATATGCTGCTTTGTTTCTAGCAGGATAGGTTGTTACAACTGAATATGCTGCTTGATTTCTAGCAGGATAATCTGTTTGATTTTGGTATGCTGGATTATTTCTAGCAGGATAGTTTGTTGTTTGTGAATAAGCAGCCTTTCCCGAATATACAACTCGCGACGGGTAATACGCTGTAGCAGTAAATGTTTGATAGGTCGGAAAAAATATCTGCCCGAAAGTATAACCTGAAGAATAAGCTGCTTGAGTAAAAGAAGTGGTCCTTGCTGGGAAGTTAGCAACATTAGAATAAGCACCCTTTTGCTGTCTGCTAGGGTAATTAGTGATAACACTATAGGCACCTTTCACCTGTCTACTAGGATAATCTGTTTGATCTTGATAGGCAGCTTTCACCTGTCTACTAGGATAATCGGTTTGATTTTGATAGGCAGCCTTCTGCTGTCTACTAGGATAATTAGTGATAACACTATAGGCAGATTTTTGCAGTCTGCCAGGATAATTAGTGATAACACTATAGGCAGCCTTCGCCTGTCTGCTAGGGTAATTAGTGATAACACTATAGGCAGCTTTCACCTGTCTACTAGGATAATCCGTTTGATTTTGGTAAGCAGCTTTTTGCTGTCTGCTAGGGTAATTAGTGATAACACTATAGGCGGCCTTTTGTTGTCTACTAGGATAATCGGTTTGATTTTGGTAAGCGGCCTTCTGCTGTCTACTAGGGTAATCCGTTTGATTTTGGTAAGCAGCTTTTTGTTCTCTACTAGGATAATTAGTGATAACACTATAGGCAGCTTTCACCTGTCTGCTAGGATAATCGGTTTGATTTTGGTAAGCAGCTTTTTGTTCTCTACTAGGGTAATTAGTGATAACACTATAGGCGGCCTTCTGCTGTCTACTAGGATAATTAGTTTGATTTTGGTAAGCAGATTTTTGCAACCGAGAAGGATAATTGGTTTGATTCTGATAGGCAGCTTTTTGCAACCGAGAAGGATAATTAGTTTGATTTTGGTAAGCAGATTTTTGCAACCGAGAAGGAAAATTGGTTTGAATCTGATAAGCAGCTTTCTGTAATCTAGAAGGATAGTTTGTTTGATTCTGATAGGCAGCCTTCTGCAATCGTGATGGATAATTAGTAATTGCATTAGTTTGATAAACTGCTTTAGTTGTACTATATGCTGCTTTTAATGTTGGAGCACTAGCACCACCACCTCTAGCCTCAATCTCAATGATTTGACGACCATAAGGAATAGAGATAGGAGTAGCATCAGTTGTACCTGACGTTGCTTCTTTATATCTAGTTTCAGAAAAAGTGGCAGCCCACGTTCTATCTAGAAAACTTTTTCCGCCTCCTATTGGCATATTACATCCTCTTTATTACTGTGCCCAACCAGCATTTCGAATTGATAATGAACCATATATTTTACCAGCAATTACTACAAAATTATATATGTCAATTCCAGATGACGATGGAGGTTCTACTGATTCTGCCCAATATATAGCATCTCCTTCTAGTTCCCCTGGCCACGTAGCTTCTCTTGCGGTGCCATTGTTATCTATGACTAAAGTAAACGCTGCAGCTTCACCAGCTGCCGTTGGGAAATTTGTAAAATCAACCGAATAGTTAGCATTTGGCGTAAATGTATATACCGAACCAGAATTTACGTTTATGTTTACTGAATTTCCTGTTGATGCAGCTACTACAGTTTCCTTAAAATAATCTTCTACTTGAATACGGCGCGCCATGATGTCAGTTGTTACATCTAAATCACCACTAATATATGTTTGTGTAGCATTAACTTTTAATCTTTCAGATCCATTTGATACCAATCTTATAGATGCAGTAGCATCAAATTCTAATTTTGTTGCAACATCGCCGCTATGAGTAATACTACTAAGAATCTCTACATTATCAACACCATCAATTGTGTTATCAGATGCCGAGAGGTTAGAAAAATGAAGACCGTCGTTATCAAAATATGCCCGTCTTCGATCACCAATAATTATCGATATTTCATCAGCTGATGTGCTTGACCAAGTACCACCAAAATTAGGATCTGGTACATCATCGTTCGTCAAAGCACCAAAAATAATACCAGTGGCAGTATCATCTTGTGATAGTATCATTGATGTGTTTATAGAATTAACACCAATGCCGCCATCAGCTTTTTCTGTATTTGTAGCAAATGTACTAGTAGGACTAACACCTCTTACTTGTATACCATCACCAGCATTAATTGATAGCATAGTAGTATTAGCACTTGCTATATTTGCATTGCCAGCTGTAATATCAATTTGATTGTTCGAGAATCCGATCGTGGTATCAGTGTCGCCGACGTGAGTAATATTGGTGCCAATATATAAGCCACCTGTAATTTGTGCAGTGCCAACTACATCAAGCGGATATGATGGTGATGAATCGTTTATGCCGACCCGATTGTTTACGGTATCAACGAATAAGACATTGGTGTCAACTGCTAAATTGGCACCAACCTCCATTGAGCCAGTAACAACTAACCCGTCTAATGTGTCAAATTTTTGTGAGGTAGCAGTCATTTACTTCTCTCTATAATTTGAAAATGCCTGAAGTACTCCACGTAATATCTACGTTAGAACCATCTGGCGTAATCGGAAACCCGTCTATATTTGTATCAAGCCACGCTACTAATCGTGAAGTAGCAGTGTTAGTAGTATCAATCCAAAATAAAAGTGCTTCTGACTCGGGTGTTGTATTTGCCACACTTTCGAAAACAACGTCATCTGCATCTAGTACACCATTAGTTACTGTAACATTTGTTAATGTCACTGTAGCTGCCACTCCAACTGACGAATTAAGATCAGCATAAAATTCATCTGTAGATCCAAACATAGTTACATCAGAATCTATAAGTGATACTTTTAAATTACCTGCATTGAGAGCAACATCATTACTAGCACTAATCAATGCTTCTTTGTATTTATCATAGATTACATTTGCCATTATACACCATTATCCCTTGTTTCAATTTTAAGTACATTAAATCTATGAATATCAGTAGCCGTTGCAGAGTCGCACGTGGCCATTAAATCGATATGAGTATTATTTGCAGCGAGTTGTGGTACTAAATTAACATCTGCCATACCACTCTCTACTTCACCATATCGAGTGTAGAAAATCTTTGTATCAGCACCAGTATCAGTTGTTATAACATTGATCTCAACTGCATATCCTTTAGTATCATCGTTGGTAACTTCACCATGAACAAAGTATTTAAATCCACGAGTTTGCTCGATTGGGAAAGTATCGATAAGCGTTGCTACATTACTAGTTACATCTCCACCTGTACCGGTAAATGCTACGCCATTGGCTTCAAGCGATGTTACTTCTAGATTGAGAATTGTTGCTGTATTCGACACTTCAAGATCAGTAACATTTGCTAATGCTAAAGTTACTTCTGATGGTAAAGTAATATTTGTATTGACCGTCAGATTGTCAGCATATAGTATCTTATCTACTGGATTATATAATAAACCAGAATCTGCATATATATCATGATAATCAGCAGTATTGGCAGTAAATGCTACTCTAAATTCTTGATCGTCTGTAGAAGTATGAATTTCAACTGTATTTGCTTGAGCTGCAGTACCGGTAATATCGGATGAAATTTCATCAGGCAAATAATCATCACCAATTGTACCAGCATCAATATTGGATGCATTTAAATTGGTAATCGCAGCGCCATTACCAGTAAATGTAGTTGCATCAACGTCGCCGGTAATTGTAGTATTGCCACCGGCAATTATTCCAGTTTGAATTGAGCCTGAATTCATGGCTCCATCTAGATGCAAATCATTCCATTTATTATCACTGCTACCAATATTATATGTGGTATTTGCTTCAGGTATTAAATTACTTACAAATTCGGCCACTGCATCAATAGTATCAGTATTGGCATCACCAAGTATTGTATTACCTTTTACAGTAAGATTACCATCAGCTACAATATTTGTAGATACATCTAATTGTCCAGTTACTCCTACACCTGTCGACTTTGTGGCTAATTTTGTAGCACCATTGTGATATAAAGAAACCGCACCACCAGCTACCATATCAACATAATTATTACCGGATGTATCTTCAAGTATCATACCATTAGCTTGAAGATATAAATCACCGCCGCCAGTTTCGCGAATTATTGAATTGTTGCCTGTAGCGTCAAAGTAAATTTCTAAATCATCATCAGTACCAAATGTAGCTTTTACACCATCATTGAAATTTAGAATATTATTAGTAGCTTCCCAATTTATTTCATCATTTCCACCATTTTGGAATGCTGCATCGCCTTGAACTTTTAATGTATCAGTATTGGCTTCACCTTCAATATCTACACCAAGATTAGTCGTAGAAACTCGTACTATGTTATTCGCACCTTCGCCTGCGTAGTACAATTGTACACTGCCACCGTCTGTAGCAGCCATATAATTAGTATCATCTGTGGCTCTTAGTGTTAAATTTGTACCTTCAATAACTAAATTACCACTACCACTTTCTAAGATATGTGAAATCGAACCGTCGCTATAGATTTCTAGGTCATGATTATCGCCAAATCTAGCTTTTACATCATCGTTAAAATCAAGTACTTTAGTGCCTGCCAACCACTCAAGGTAAATTGTATCGTCTGTACCTTCAAATTTAGCATTACCTTGAACACGCAACGTATCAGTATTAGCTTCGCCTTCAATGTCGACGCCGTCAGTTCTTATTTCTAGAATTTGTGTACCGTCGCCATGATGAATAGTAGTATTTGCACCACTCGTAGCTACAAAATAATCTGTTCCATCTGTAGCTTCTAAAATAAGATTATTGGCCTGAACATTTAAGTCGCCGCCACCGGTTTCTGTAATATAGCTATTAGAACCATCTGTATAAATTTCGAAAATATGGGCATCTGCATAATTAGTACCACCCATCTCAATCTTTTGATCATTATATGTAACAAAACCTGTTGATGCAATGACTTGACCTGTAACTTCAATACCATTTGTATTTGTTTGAAGCTTTATTGCATCATCCCAATATAAAGTGACAGCGCCGCCTACGTCTGCAGTTATAAATTCTTCAGTGCCAGTATGACTTCTAATTGTAATACCATCGCCTTGAATATATAATTCACCAGTAATATTCTCAATGTATGAATTATTTGCATCATGATAAACGCTTAAATCTCCACCTGTACCAAATGTAGCGAAGTTATCATCATCGAAGTTTAGTGTATTGGACGATTTAGTCCAAGTAAGAGTATTAACACTTGTAGAACCTTCGATATCAATACTACCTTCAAACAATGAAGTACTACGGACGCGTAAAGTTGAAGTATTAGCGAGGTCAGTAATATGAATCTGATTATTGTTTGCAACTAATGCTATAGTATCATCAGGTGAATAAAGTCGAGTACCAGTTCCATCGATACCTTCTAGATAGCGAGAATCGTCAGTCGCTCTTAGTACTAAATTTGTACCTTCGATAATAAGGCTACCGGTATTAGCTTCTTCAATATAACTATTAGTGCCGTCATGATAAATGCTTAGATCTCCGCCATCACCAATTACAATTGGTGAACTGTCTTTTAAATATAATGTATTAGCACTACCATCCCATGACATATTATTAGAATCTAATAAAATATCTCCATTAGCATCGGTACCGTCGAAGTTTGCGTCAGTACGAACCCGCAATGTTCCAGTATTAGCTTCGCCAGTAACTTCGATACCATAATTATTTGTTTGTAACTTTTGATTGTTATTATGATAGAGAGTTACTTCGCCTGATGTGTTTGCTACGATAAGAGAAGTAACACCGGTATCATCAGTGACACGGAAATTATCTTGTACACGAACAAATAGATCATTAGCTGTTTCTGTAATTGTTGTATCAGTACCGTCGGTAACAATCGTAAAGTTATGAGCTGCAGCGTAGTTCGCGCCACCCATTTCGATTGGTTGGTCGTTGTATGTAACAATACCACCGTTGGCTACCAATTCACCTGTAACTTCAACACCGTGTGTATTTGTTTGTAGACGTTCAGAACCTTCGTAGTATAATCTAACTGTGCTATTATCAGCTACATTAGCTGACATGTATAATTCTGCACCGGATTCAGACTTCAACTCAAACGTGTCGGTAATCATATTCATGTCTGTGCGAGCACGAATATCCATATTATCGGTGTTAGAGTATGCACGGCCAGCTGCTAGATAGAACATCTCCCAATCATCGCTATCACCAAGAGTAATCTTAGTTGCATCACGGTAGTTCCATGTATTAGCCGATGCATCCCAATGAACATTATTAGAATCTAATCCACCAGATCCATCGAAGTTAGCATCTTCTGTGACTCTTAACGTATCTGTATTTGCTTCACCGTGTATTTCAACGCCGGGTACTTCACCTAATTGTGTTCCTGTTGTTTCAAGTCTAGCAACACCACCATTATAAAGAACGACTTCACTCGATCCGTCATTATTAGCAGTAATAAAGCTAATAGTGCCAGGCTCGTTAGTAAGATTAAATCCTTCGTGTACAAAAATATTTAGATCTTTATCACCAGAAACAATAATACCATCAGTTCCATCGGTGTAAATTTGGAAATTATAATCAGCGATGTCTTCGGCGCCTGTGTATGGATATGTGCCACCCATCAAAATCTTATTATTATCGAAGACTACGACATTGTCTTTTACAATCGTATCACCATCAACAACTATACCGTGTGTATTTGTCGACAGTCTTACATTGCCTTCGTAGTAAAGTTTAACTGTGCTATTGTCAGCAACATCGGCCGACATATACAATTCGCTACCGAGTTCTGATTTAATTTCTACAATATCTGAAATGATATTAAGATCGTCGCGAGCTCGAATGTCTTGATTGTCCGTATTCGAATAGGCTCGACCGGCAGCAGTATAAAACATTTCCCAGTCATCACTGTCACCAAGAGTAATCTTAGTTGCGTCACGATAGTTCCACGTATTTGCTGATGCATCCCAATGTACGTTGTTTGAATTAAGTCCACCAAATCCATCAAAGTTTGCATCTTCTCTGACTCGAAGTGTTGTTGTATTAGCTTCGCCAAATACTTCTACACCCGGTACTTCACCTAATTGTGTTCCTGTTGTTTCGAGACGAGCATCACCATTGTTATAAAGAACAACTTCGCTCGAGCCATCGTTATTTGCAGTAATAAAGTTTATCGTACCGGGCTCATTCGTAAGATTGAATCCTTCGTGCACGAAAATATTTAGATCCTTATCACCTGATACAATAATACCGTCTGTGCCATCAGTATAAATCTGGAAGTTATATGTTGCAATATCTTGTGTGCCATCATATGGGTATGTTCCACCCATCATGATTCGACCGGTATCAAACATTACGATGTCATCTTTGATAATAGTATCACCATCGACTACAACACCATGAGTATTCGTGGAGAGTCTAAGATTTCCTTCGTAATATAGCTTGACTGTGCTGTTATCTGCAACATCAGCTGAGATATAAAGTTCTGAACCTATATCTGACTTCAGCTCGAAGTTATCTGTAATAAAGTTGACGTCAGTATTTGCACGAATGTTCATGTTCTCTGTGTTGACATACATTCGACTATCTGCGTCAACAAATAAGAATTCTGCTTGACCTGTACCGCCTACAACTTCTGAACCCGAATCTTTACCAAAGACTGCACGGACATTATCATTAAAGCTGAGGATATTATCAGCATCTTCCCACTTCAACTTTGGATTAACGGCTGTGCCGCCATTGCCTACGAACAAAACATCATGTCGTAGTTCTGTATTGGCTTCTACTTGAAGACCGTACATTGTATCGACATATACAACGTTACCTTCATCTGTAAATGTAGTATTTGAAACTACGTAAAGTGTATCGGCGCTAATATTATTAGTTGCTGGATCCCAGTTGCCGCCCCTTAAACCACCAAAGCTTCCGTTAGCGAAAACATTATCATCTGATCCGTCGTTTCCACCATCATTGAGTACAACCATTGTGTTGGCAGTAAATTGACCGAAGAGTGTCGCATTACCCCAAGTCATAGAACCACCGGGCAAACTATTTGCAGTCATTGCCTGTGTAGTACCGGGAACTGTGTTACCTCGGATGATCAACAACATCTCATTGGTTTTTTGTAACCAATCGCTAAATGAGTCGTTAGCTGGATCTATCTGATCAAAACCTGAAAGTAATGCCATTACTTTATCCTACTGTTAAATCTTTGATTATTTTTTTTAAATCTGCGATTTCGTTTTCTAACCGTGAAACACGAGCTGACAAATCTACTTCTCTTTTTGCCCGGCGTCTTGCTAATTTATATTGTTCGAATTCATCGATATTATTATTTATAAACACACCTTCATCAATCTTCACTAAACTTTCTGACATTATGCAGAAACTCCTATAACTCTGTAATCATCAACTTTAGGTGTTAATTTACGATCTTCCGCCAGTAACACAATCTTTATTGCAACAGTATCATAGTTATCATATGATTCACCTGATACACCAAAGTATCTAACGATATCGTCATTTTCGATATTCTTAAATGCAGTATATGGTGTCGTTAGTGTATCAATTTTTAAACCATCTTGTGCTATACTGGTATTTGATACAGGTTCATTCAATGTAATTGATCCAGCATCTGAAGTTTCAACTGAAAATACTCCATAATTATCTGAGAAAATAGGACTATAAATTTTAATTACGTCGCCTGCTGATACATCTGTACCAGTTCCAGATGTTGTCGTTAAAACTGCACTATCTAATGTAGCCGTATATTCTCCACTCAATGTTGTTGCAGAAGGTGGATAGAATGGAAATCCGTATTCATATTCTCTATAATCCGTTCTATTCAAAGATGATGAATAATCATCAATAGAAGATAAATTTGTCAATTTGGTCCAATACTTATCATCGAACGATGCTGGATCATCTGAGTTTAGAATTTTAGCATAAATTTCAATTTCTGTTTGTCGTGGTCTGTATGCATTAATAATAACACGTATGTCCTCGGCTCTTTGGCCATCAAACTCTAATTTCTTAGAAATATGTTTAGTAATCGCATTACCATCATTCGTATGTTCGTTAGTCGAATCATTGTTAATAGCAAATCTATGAGCAACAACCTGTAATTCATCAATTTCAAAAGCTGGTACATTATAGACTTTTGTTTTTTGTCCATTATAAACAAATGATAGATTAAGTATAGATGATTTTGAATCGCTTGATGCATTATGCATATTAGTAGATTGATCAACTTCTATTGATTTTGATAGAATTTCAGCAGTATAGTCAACATTATTTACTGCGTTCAAATACATATTTGGAGTAGTATCATCTAATTCATATACACCACCGCCAACCGATTCTGCAAATTTGTAATAAGATGTAGCATCGAATTCAGTAGGCAAATCACCATTCCAAGCTGTTCTAAAAATAGATACATCAAGAGTATCCATATAATCAATTGTACCTGTAGATCCTGATTGATGACCTATAATAGTATCGGCTGCCCAAAAACGTTTAGTATTATCCACATCATATTGTGTAACATTTACTGACGAATCATTCAATCTCATAAATTTAAAATCGAAATCATATACTTCGATTCTTCCAATTACTGTGTTTTTAAAACTACCATTAGTAATTGTTCTTTCACAATATTCTTCTACATATATTTTAGTTGATGACGGTGCAGCGATACTCGTATCTACTGTAAATATTTGTACAATTGTACTATCTGTACCATCTATTACAACTAACTTATCGCCGTCGTTAACAGATGCCATTCCTGTTCCGGTAATAACTTTTTGACCTGCTGTAATTGAAATACCAGTAGAATCTGCTGTTTTATCTTTATAAACCCATTCGCCGGGCATCCAATTATCGTCTGTGCCATAAACTAATTGTATAAATTCATAGTCTTTGTGTATAAAGTTTACTGATACATCACCGATATTATATTCAGCAATATTTACATCGAATTTTAAATCTAGATTTGTATCAGGTTGCCAAGGTCGTTCTCTCTTAGCACTTAAGACTGCACCGCGACTAGCAGAAGTACGTGCAGGATAATAATCACCTTGATGTTCTTTTGATGATCCACCTGAACGCTGTTCGGATCTATTACCATTTACCAATAATAAATCACCTTTTTGACTGTACCAAAAAATATATTCTTCATCTTCTGGTTGTATACAAAGAGCATATGATTTATTGGTGTCAACAGTTACTGGAGAATCGAATTCAAATCTAGTACCTGATGCAGCGAGTGGTGAAGCTTTAGTTTCGTGCCATTCTGCTCGAGCGACACCGTCTTCAAATCGAGCACTGATATTTGGACTTCCATCTGCATTACATTCCAACAAAATAACGTTAATGCCCGGATTTTTTCGGCCGCTTCTATTACCTGTTTGGCCAGGCTTTCTTCGTAAATATAAAACTACATCTGTGATATCGACAGTTTTTGATCCACCGACAAGTCTGGAATTAATGAAAAACGTTTGATAAAATGCACCAGTTGTTTCGGTTGGTCGTCTTGGTCGATGTTTACCTGTTTTTGGCAGTGTTGCATCTGCAATAATACCCGGAGGTAACGCGTCATCACCAATATTAGCTTCGTCATCAATTGTACTACTATTATATTGAAACTTTACAGTTTTAATTCTTGAATCAGAATCAGGATTATTAACTTGTGAATACTCGATAAGTTTAATTTTTTCCCGACCTTTATCATGACTCTTACTACGCTGCCGATATTGTTTCCACAGTTCGACTGCACTACGTTGACCAGCCGTAGGAGTACCGACAGTACTAATAGCATCGCCGCCAAAGTTCATTACCGTTAAATCTAATTTACCAGCATCATCAGTTTTTAAATATGTCAGTATGCCTCTATTGCCAGCCCGGTGTAAATTATTTTTTATAGATTCACCGATAGGTAAAGAGAAATCAGTCACATCTTCAAATTGTTGACCGGGTTTATTATCTAACATTACCTTATAACGAGTATTAGGTTTTAACCCAGCCGCTTTGATTTTAGTTAAACCACCTGGCACATGATTCAACTCATATTTTTCAGGCAATGAAAAGAAATTATCATCTTTTTGCTTTAAAGCTGCTAAATTTCCTATTAATCTTTTACGAGCCATTATTGTACCTTATTAATGTAGTCTAGTAGTTCTAATATGTCTGGTTAGTTTATTATGTACAACGACGTTGTCGGCTGTGTAAGTATTATCACCATCAACGTGGAAGTTAAACACTTCAATACTATCATCAAACTTATGAATATTTATTACAACTTCAGAAGATGTCATACCAGCATCAGTTAACGTTATAATTGTATCACCAATTTCTAGTTGTGATATTTCCATATCAGGATGCATTTGTGCTGCTTTAACTGCATCAACTGCTCGCCATCCTTCTGAGGTTAAAATAGGATGATATGCTGTCAATGTTAGTTTATCATTGATAGTAGCCATCGGTCTCAATTCAACTGGAATTGGGAACAATTCTACAACATCATTAAACTCGCCATGTTGACCTACAACTTCATCGCCTACGACAATATCTTGAATATTCTTATAAGAGAAATCACTCATTAATATTTTCGTATTTGCTACAAAGCATCCATGACCACCATGTGTTGTTTTTGGTGCTGGATCTGGTGTAGCCGGCGTCACCGGATTAGTTGCAATCGGAGGAATGCTAGGCGGCACCGAAGGTGATCTATACGGCGGCCTTCTAGTAGGTACCTTATCCGGTATTGGATTAGGTGCTGGCTGTCTTGGCGGCTGCTTAATCACTTTAGGCGGCACAGGCAAAGGATCCGGCATAGGCGGCGGAACTTTTGGTGGTGCCTTCACCGGAGGTACTACGGGCGGAGGACTTCCCCGAATGATTGGTGGCCTAACAACTACCGGAGGTACAGCTGGTTTCACCGGTGGCGCTACTGCAATTGAACAATCCGGATTTGTTGGTGTTGGATTATCACAGCCATCGTCTTGTTTTGGTGCTGGTCGTACAGGACTCGTACAAACAGGCGGTGGTGGTTTTGGTGCCACATATTTACATACTGGAACATTATTTGGATCTGATGTCGACAATTTAATGGCACACTTACCATTTGTTCCTCTTTTACCAGTAAAAACAAATGTATTTAATGTTTTATCAATAGTAGCCGTACAAAATGTTTTTGCTACTGTGCCAGATGGAGGACACGCAGGTGGAGCAGGAATAACAGGTTCAGGCACTGGTACCGGATTAGGAACAGGTATTACATAACCACATTTAGTTGAATTAGGAGCCCTATTACCAACTTGAGTACCATAATTGCCATCAGAAACATATGTTACTAATGTTGTACCAATACATTTAGTATAGAGGAATGTGCCTTTAGCTGATGAAGGTGGTCGTGTATTTCTTTCGGTCGCACCTGTGTCAAAGATTGGATCAGCAACTGTAATTGTAGGATAACAGATTTCATAGTTAAATATTTCAGCACCCTTAATAGCACGTACTGTGATCCATTTTCCTTTTGTATAATCATAAGGAATGGAAATTTTTCCAGCACCTTTAAAACAATTGTAATTAATAGTGCCCGATGGTGAACCGGTCAAGGTTATAGTTCCGGCTGCAGACAATGCTACAAACCACGGATTATCGGCATATGAAATAGCTGAATTTCTACTATTTTTAACAGGATATAATTTTTTATAAAGAGCAATTGCATCAGGCGGTGTTACGGCGACTGGTGTTTGTGATGCACTTGACCAAACTATATTTGCATTTTCCAATCCACGCGTAGGCTTAGTAGATGATTGAATAATTTCAAATGCAACCTTGCCCCTCGGAATATAAAAAGTAAGATCGATATTTCTAGTTGAATTATCAGTAAAATCGGGTGCTAAGAAACTAGCTTCTTCCCAAACATTTTGTAGTTTAGACCAACTACCCGTTGAATCTCCTATATTCTTTGTATTTCTATTCGATACAAATTGACATGCATCAGTAATGGCAGGTGGCTGTGGCTCAGGAATATATGGTCCATAAGTAGCAAATTTTTGTGATAATAATCTTTTGCGTGAAAATGGAAAAGTAACTTTATTTCCTGTTCTATATGGTCCTGACTGTGCATCGAGCTTATAATCAATTGTAGATGTACCACGAGCTGGTTGCAATACATATTCATAAATTGATGCATTATATTCAGGATTTTGAATATTTGCCAGATCATAGTTTTCAAAATTATCAACAAAGAAACCAAACTTAAATCTTTCAAGTGTAGAATCTACCGAACTTGGGATTTTTCTATTCTTAACTGAGTCTTCAAGTTCTGATATATTTTGATTATATTCTAATGCTTCTAGACGTCGCTCTAATTTTGCGATGTCTGACATTGTATAACCTTCATTTTGATCGTCAATTCTGGTAGCTTTGATAGAATATCGATCACCACGATATCCTGAAGTATCGCGTTCGCTGATGACATTTGTGTATAGAATTGTAGTTATGTCTGTCGACAATACTTGTGGTAAACTAGGATAGGGAGCAACATCTACCTTATATAAGACAATCGCGTTTGGATCTGATTTATCTAATTTGTTGGTATCTTGAGCAATATGAAAATCACCATCAATATCGATCATGATCTCATCTGTTCTTCCCTTATATGATCTTATATCGTATATAATATCGCCCTGCGGCCGTGGGAATTTTAGACCACTGAGACCAGTAAATGCAATTGTTCCACTCGGATCGGTTGATGCTGTTGCATCTGTGGTAGCATCAGCAGCAGTTTGATCTACAAATGGTCTAAAGTCAAATGCTTCTCGTAAATCATACGTAATGCCTTGTACTGTAATAACAGGAATTTCAAGATTATGAATATTCGTGCCAGCTGTGGTCAATGCATCTAAATCTTTTTCATCATCAATAGGATATGAGTCAACAGTTTTTAAGCCGCCGCGGGCAGCTGGTTCCAAATAATCTACTTCGACCAAAATCGTTGCTGCTAATGACACAGATGATGTATCATTTTTTCGAAGTGATCCTAAACCCCAATAATTAGCAGTCTGACCCATATCAACAAAGAATTCATTTGTAATATCTGTTGCCGCTGTTGTCGTACCATTATATACGGCGCGCAATCTAAAGATACCCGGTATACCTAATGATCTATTTGCTTCTTTTGTAAAACCAGCTGCAGTCGTTAATTTGACATATCTTTTTCTTCGTACAGTAAACGCTATTGGTGAAGTATTTTCACTCTTTAAATTATATGTTGCAGTTAGTGCATTAGTAATATCTGAACTAAATGTAATACCGAGATCTACAATCAACGAAGAATAAGGTGCCGTAGATGATGCAGTAAATCTATTAATAGGAACATACGCGGGGAATACGCGCTTTAGTGTGCCAGCTGTAGGATAAGATCCATTTTTAATTACTCTAATTGCATCTTGTCCTACTACTTCAATGATGAGCGAAGTATTTACACCATCTGTAATCCAATCTCCTGCTTGAACATTCGAAGAGAAATTAGGTGTACCTGCTGTTGCAGTTAGAAGAGTATAAGTACCTGAAGTATCAGTAGTAAACGTCAAACCAGATGCAAAAGTCGAACCTGCAACTAAATCTTGATTAGGTACAAGTATAAGTTCTTTTCTTTCAGCATCTGTAAGATTTCCAATATATGGAAATATCGTAGAAGCTGCAGCACTGATAGAAATTGTACCAGCAGAACCTACAGTCAAATCATCTGTACTAGTACGATATGTGTATGTAACATTATTAGCTGCATCACCATCAAGAGTTGTGGCTCGACCAGTATCTACGATTAGACTTTGATTTGTTGATCCATAGATATCTGCTTTTTGTCGATATGATGCTGGTATAAACTCGCCGTTAGCATCACCAGTTCCTGTGCTCTTTAGTTCACGTAAGGTATATTCACTACCAGATGTCAAAACAACATCTGCAGCACCAAATAATGATCCAGCAGATGAATATACACTTCGTACATCGCGCTGGAAGTTTTTACCGGATTGCATTGTAATATCAAATAAGTGAAGTCTATATGTTGCCGATGGTGTGCCCGGTGTTCCATTTTCTAATACAATACTTCTAATTTTAGCAGAACCAACCTGTGTACCCATACCGGCAGTTCCACTGGCAGGACCATTTGCATCATCTAACTTCGATGCAGCAGTACTATATAATTCAATATCATCTGCATTTTTAAAATCAAATACACCAGTTAAATTATTAACAATGATGTAGTTAGCATATTCCATATCTCGACCAAGGGCGGTTTCTGATAAAACCTCCAATCCCTTAGGTACTTCTTTAATGAAGTTAGCAATTGTTTTTACTCGATAACCATTAATATATGCATGACCGGGATCAATTACATATGTAAAATGTGTATCTGTATTTGCAATATTTTCTGATGATTTAGTGGCCAATCGGAAGGGATCGAGAGTATAGTTACCCGATTCTTCATAGGTACGTCGGGCAATCATATCACCTAACTTACCGTATTGTGTCAGTTCATTAATAGCAAAAGGTCGACCATTATTAAATTTAATAATTGGAAAATATGCAGCATCAGATTCTTCTTCAGCTGATGTTTTAGCAACCAATCTTGGTATTAATTTAAGTCTGTTAGCACCCGGTGCACCTTCGTTTGAAAAACCTTGTGCATTATCATACAACGTAGAATCTGTAAAAACGTTTACAATCGATTCAGTTGTATCGAAACCAACCGACAAATCTGATGGAGTATTAGAATATTTGCTGACAATTGCAAATTGAGTATCAACTTTTAGAAAATGACCTTTCTGATAAATTTTACCTTCAGTTACATTAACGCCAAAACCATAACCAATCGGATCAGTAAACTGTGCAGATGATGCAACTTTAACTCTAGTTACATAATCCTGTGCAGTAAGAGTTAATTGGCCAACCTGAAGTGTAGTTGCAGTTGTAGAATAAAGAGTTACATATGGTAATATATCATAATCTTTACCACCAGTAGAAATTTCTGCTGATGCAATAGAACCAGTACGAGTTGTAGTAATTTTGCCTGTTGCACCAGTTCCTCGAATCTTAACAACTTTTACTTCTTGACCGGTTGTTTGACCAATAAGAGTTGTACCTTCTTCCAAATTTTCCCAGAATGTAGCATCTGGCGTTGGCGCCAAATCAGAATCAACTGGTTTAATACGAAGTAATACAGTATTTTCTTCTTCTAATACTTCTTGTGCAGCGTATGTTTCAACACGAACCGTCGGTGTGCCACTGTCATCCAATAATACTTCAGATGATCCTAATGATATACCTTCAGATGTACCAGATGTTACGTTTGATACTTCAATTGCAGACAAAATAACTACAGTATCTGAGTTAGCAAAGCCTGATGACGGGTCGGTAATAATAATATCGTGTAGTCTTTTATCCGCAGAATAAATTTTTAATACTTCGTCTTCTACAAAACCATCAATATCGAAATTAGTACCGGAATCAGTATATTCAACATATAGGGTGTTAAGATCAGGATCAGATCCTTCAAAACCTGCAATTGTATGAGTAATTCGTGCGTTTACTTTGTTTGTTTGCCCCTCAACAAAGTAACCAGTATATCGAGCTACATCAACCGCTGCACCAGATTCTGCATTATCGAGAATCTTAACGTATGGCATTGAGTATTTAAATGAGAATTGGCATCCTGATAAAATCGTTCCGGATCTCAATATATGATCACCAAATTCTTCAATCTGGTGTTGCAGCATAGCCTGCAATTGATTCATCTCACGTACTTGGACTGCCGTTGCTGGCTTAAATAAGATACGATAGTATTCGCTATTTGTATCGTAATCGTCGAAGTAAGGAGAAACCGATAAATTTGTAGTAAGGGGCATTGATTAAAACTCCAAGATTACTCGAATTTCTTCTGATTGATTCTGTTCTCTGGAAACAGGTATATCATTTTGTATATATATGATCGATCCTTCATTTGGATCTAGATCTCCGTATGTGATATCGAAGTTATCACCTGGCACTCGTTCAAAAACTGCACCACTGTTGTCTCCAGTAATTTCATTTCCTCCGGATTGAAAATCACCTTCGACTCTTGTTAGATTTATTTGATCGCTTGTCCACGAATGTATAAATCCAGTTGCATCGATGGGAGAAGCACCTTGAATTTCAGCAGTATTAAAAGGTACTTGTCTTACTTTTTCATTATATTCTAGTGTATCAGTAGTAGTACCTTGAATTTTTAACATTTGATTGTAATCAGCAAAGTTAAATGTTGCAGTACTACTATTAATCCTATTATTTATATCAATACCAGTGACTTCTGCTACGACACGCGATGTTCTACCATATACTAATTCGCCGACCACAAAATTAGGTTCTACCTTATCACATAAGAACGCAGTAGCACCCGGTGATGCTACAGGTGGATTTGTGTTTGTAATTTTTGCAGTTGCAACTGTTTTAGACCTAAAGACTTCAACATTAAAATCAAATCCATCAACAAGAAAAGCGATTTCATCTTTCAATGAAATCGCGGTAGTATTTGAACCCACTGCAACTTCTGTCATAAAAACTTGATCAGTATTATCTGCATTCTTTATATAGATCTTATCGCCTGTGTCAAAAAATTCAGCGTAATTATCTTCTAATCCGTCTGTTCTTTGCACAAATTTTCCATCTTGCAATGTAGTGTTTGCATTAAACGTTCCATTTAATTTTAATGGTATAAATTGTTCGACGGCTTCATCTTCAATAAAAATACCAGTGGGAGATGTATAATATATTTCAACGTTTGCATACATTGGATCTCTTACGATTCCAAATTGACCAAACGTATTTTCTGTTGCAATCAAACCAGTTTCGTCTCTATTAAATTTCATGTACATCGCTAGATGTTTAGCACCCAATTCAACTGCAGTATTTGCGCCGTGGCCACCTTGAGGAGAAATAATTGGTCTAAGTTGTGCAGGTGTAGTTTCAATTAACACACCCGATTGTTCGAGATCTTCATCTGCAGGTGCACCAATTAAGACATCGGCTACTGCGTATGTATATCCTCTTCCATTTTCTAACATTTCGATTCGATCAATACTATCTGCAGCTGCAGTATTAATCACGGCACGTGCAATGGCTTTTACTGATTCATCACCATTTCCGGTAATTCTAACTTCTGGTGATAGTTCATATGTAGTAGTATCATCAGGTGCTAGTGTCCATTGCTGTTCGATTTTTACAACAACTCCAACGCCTGTAACATATTTAGATTGTACAACTGATCTATATTCTCCGGAGCCAGTGCCACTCGTAAGATACATCACAGTGTTGGCATAGAAATTTTCTACCTGCGAAGCTTCGCGAATACGATACCATAGAGTCGGATCAGCAATGCCTGCTCCATCGGCAATCGTGGTTGTAATACGATTAAAATCTTCAGCAATGAATTGACCCGATTTTGAATTTCTATAGTTTTTTCCAGTAGATATAACTCTAATTACGTCGATCGATCCCTCACTTGCATTGGCTTCAATAGTAGTATTAGCTGTTACTGGAATATATTTTTGAGTAGCAAACTTAGAAAAAGTACGCGAATCAATAGAATACATATATTTCCATTGATAACCATCTGTTGTTTCATAATATGCATCGCCTTCTTCATATAATTCTGCATCGTACTGTGCATCTTTAAATAATGGCTTGGATGTACTTTGTGCGCCATTGGCATTATAGAGACATTTGTAAACATGCTTATATGCATTCTCATCAACACATACAAAGAAATTTTTGTCGAGTAGATTAGTTACAGTATCATCATACATTTCATATACTGTACCTGTTTCCCAGTCATAACGAGGAATCATAAATTTAATATCATCAAAACTCATTCTTTTACCAATTAACATATTTCGATATGTTTGTATTTGAATTGAATTATAGTTTTGAACAGGCTGATCAACTTCTTCCTCAGTTGCACCTGCAGCGATATGATCACCGATAAATGCATAATAAACTGTATTTGCAGATTCAGTAACAGACTCGATCAGCTGATCAATTATATGAGTCTTAAATTCTGATGGTATGAGTGTCTTTGCCATGACTTATTTTAATCCTAAATTTATATTTATGTCGCCGTATGTGTAAAGAAGGACTGATCATTAACAAACATCGGGAATTGCTTAATTGTATATTGAGCCATCGAAGTCGACGTCTGAATATTTAAATTTGATATAGATGTTCCTACATAACCACCAAATGGTTTTGTGCCGGCAACATGTAACACATCGATCAACGTTTGTTTATATTTATCGAACGGCAAGGCTGTTAATACCTGATAAGAATATTCTTGATAGAAATCATTATCAGCTAGATATTTGTCTTCACTTAAAAATGATTTTCGATTTGGATGTACACCCGGAGCTACACCTTGTTTACCAAGGAAACCATAAGCTTGAATAGTTCTATCTTCGTCAACAGCCGATTTTAAATTTAAAGTTTCGCCAGGAATCGCAGGTCTATTAGCTTGTTCTGTTAATACGCCTGCAGCATATCTTTTACCAAAGTAACCAAAACCAGAATCTAATACTTCGATCTCAGTCGCAAAACCACTACCACTAAATGCTCTAGCGTCGACGTCTGCATTTAAACCCGTGCGAGGTTGCATTCGCATTTCATCTACAACTTCAATATCAGCTGAGACGTCTGATTGTTCACCAGTAATTGTATCACCAATTCTAAAGTCATCACTTAACCAAACGTGATCTTCAATATTACCAGTTATGTTACCAGTTGTTTCATCTGCAGCTACAATGGTTGCTGCATATTCGAATGTAAACTCATCTATCTTCGTAGCTACCACATCAGCAACATTAAAATTGGTTGTATTTGTAATCGAAACTACATCACCATCTTCTATAGTATGTTTAGCAGTAACAGTTACTGTAACAGTACCACTACCACTATTACCGGTAATCAAACTAATATTTCTAACATCATCATAATCAGATACTTTAATTCGACGGGCTTTAATTTCACCGGTTGTTGGGTTATGTTCGTATATACGAGCTTTTGCTTCTGGATTTCCGTTTAGTGTAACAATATTTTCACCGATTCGAAAAGCTTTTACTTGTGGTTCTAACTTATATTTGATATAAAAATCATATCGGTCCCAATGATAAAAATCAGGTTCATATACAATAAAGAATGGGTCACGTGAGTATTCTCGACCTTGTGCCGTGGTTACAATCGCCTGTATTGAACCGTATTCTTTTTGTAAATTGGTATCAATCGACAAAGCATCTGCAAGTGTAGTATTAGCAAAGTCAACACTGCCTAGTCCATTTTCATTGACATAATCGATTGCGACTGTCAAATTAGCCGATGCTGAACCACCATGAATAATTTGATTTGCTTCGGTATTAATGACTTCGCCAGATGCCCATTGTGTTAAACCTTGCAATTCAGATCTTTCATCTATTTGAAATATGGCCGCCTGAGTATATGTAAAGCTATCGTTTTTTGCAGAATGAAAACCAGTGTTCGAACTGTATGTATTTGCAAAATCTTTAAATGGAGTCTGATTAACTAAGTCATTACCAAAACTAATAGCACCGGCTTCTACATTTGAAATATCAACAATACTAATTTCAAGCCCATCAGTTTCGCGATATGATATTCTATTAGTTCGCGGAAAACCTACACTGCGTTTTACATTAGCATATTGTTTTTGACTTCCGTCATCAACAATTGCGTATGTATTTGCTACACTATAATAACTATATCTTTGTTCTGCTATATCTTCGTGTTGATATAATACATCACCAGCATTTAAATTTCCGCCAGTATATTCAATTGTAAAAGTATCACCCCATGCAATAATATTTGCTTGTGCTTTTACATCTGTGATAGCAGCCGCATTACTATCAATGTTTATTGTCAGATCTGTGTTTGCACCGCCTGTACCAGCTGAATCTGTCGATGTATAGAATTCTGTGACAGTATTACCGAATAATTCAATATTATTATTCGAATCTAAAATAATATCACCATTCGCATCGATATAATCTGCTTCAATATAATTAATTACCATTGTATTAGAAGTAGAGTTTTTTTCTACAATTTTTGCTTCAAATAAAGGTGTTGGATAGGTTGATGGATCATTATTCTCATATGCATATATTTTTGTACCAATACTCAATTGGAATGCTGTTTCAGTATTAACAGAATTTGGATCTAAGTCGATAAGAGCCAAGTCTTGTGTAACTAATTGAAATTGTCTTTCTAAATCTGTATGATAAAAATAATCTGTGTCTTCAAATGTTATATTATCAAATCTGAATGATCTTTCTGAACCAATAATTTGTGCTTCGTTAGAATATCCCCAACCACCGTCGATAAGTTTAAATTCTACGATACCTACATAGTCAGTGGTTTGTTTTACGAAGGCTCTTGCTTTCTTTCCTCGACCATCTACAACATATACCTGTTCACCTACATCAAATCCGCCACTAGAAGTTAAAATCTCAAAGCTTGTAAGTGAGCCATTTATTCGAGCTGTTACATTATTATCACCTAAATTTCGAGTGATAACATTTTCTGCTGTTTGAAAATCTCCATTTAAACCAGATAGATATAAAACTTCTATCATTTGCGAGCCTTTTTTTACTCGCACTAATCTTTCTACAAAAGCCGTCGCACCGGAGATTGCTCCAAATACTTGCTGTCCTACAAAATTTAAGTTATCTCTATTTGGAATGACTTCAAGATAGCGTTCATTCTGCCAAGTGTTATCAGATAATTTAAATAGATCATCACCGGGATAATAAACTCGTGCTTCTAATCCATATACGAGTTTGAAGAATAAATCAACGGCGCGCTCAGAACCCTTGGCTCGATAAAATTCCAAAGCATTTTTGATGAATAACTGCTTGTTAGTTGCAACGTTAAATTGAATGTTTGCTAGATATTTGTTTTTAAATCGTAGAATAAAATCATCGACAGTTTTATCGATGTCTCTAAATTCTGATAATCTTCGTGCACCATACAGAACCTGACCTTCAGTTTCCATCCATTCATAATATGCTTTTACAAAAGCAATAAACATTTCGCCTTCTTCCTGATAAAACGCAGGAAATTGATCAGCGACAAGATTGCTTATATTTTTTGTAAAATCTATAGCCATTAGATTCGAACCTGTTGCACGTTAACTACAATATCTTCGTCGAGAACACGAAGAATAGATCTCTTCTGTGCTTCGATATCGCTATCTTTTGGTATAACTGAAATCTTTAAATTACCACCATATACTTGTGATGAAGCAAAGTTTTCAATAATAATTAAACCTTGAGTATAATCTACAGAACCAATTTTAGCGACTTGTTCATGTTCAATAATATCATCATTATCTGTTACGTTTCTTACAACCCACAAATTGCCTTCACCATCATCTTCTATGAAAGACTCATCGCCTTGGAATTGGAATGCTGAACTATAAACAGCTGACAATTGTTTTGAAGCATGCCTACCTCGTTTCTGTCCACGATTATCTTCAATTTGCATAGAAAAATCTAACGTATAGTTTTGTCTATTCTCATCATATGGAATAAACTTAGTAGCAACAACTGTTGTATCATTACTAATAATGGCAGGTTGTACATCATCGATAGCAGCAGTTAATTTACTAAAACGTAATGTTTTACCAAAGCCATTTAAAAATTCATCATTATACTGTTGTACAGCAGAAATAGTAAGACTGCGAATATCGTCAACATTCAAAGATGTTTGACCAATATCATATTTAACGTTTGTTTTTACACTCACATATGTGTATTCAGGTTTTACAAATATTGGATCGATAGATAGAGGACTTCTAGGTTTAATGAAATCATAATACTTATCTTTAAAAGTTTGTGGTAATTCATCTGTATTATTTAAATCTACTGCTACAATAACTTTACCAAACTGTGGTGGTGTAAATTCTTCTCCACCATAGGCGAGTACATCATTTATTTCTGAAAAATTTGCTTTTAATAATGTTGAATAATCACCCGCCGTTACTACACGTTCTTGAGTTGTAAAGGCGCGCGGCGCATTAAATTTAATTGATGACAGTGATTCCGGAATTGAACCACCTGATGCCTTTGATAATGTTTCGATTTTAGTAACTGTAGCCGTTCCAATATCGTCATCTGCTACAAATGTTGCAATACCATTTGGCAATTCACCATTAGATGTTCGATATTCAATTAAAACAATTGAATTGTTTTTAGGCGGCCGGCCAATTACACCATCCCCAAATAAAATTTCATAAGTATCGTTTTCCATAGCTTGTAAGAAAAATACCGTATCTGTCGAATCAATACCAAAAAGACTATCTCTAATAGTATAATTAATTACAACAGCACCATTATCTTCAATTACAGTTACGCGAATACTATTAGTATCAACGGTTTTATTTTTAATTACATATCTGACTGGACTTAAGTCATTCGAAACATATGAATCACTTACATAATCTCCTTCATGAATAATTACATTAGAAGCGACGAATTCATTATTTACATTAGTACTAATAGCTTGTACATTTTCTGCTAAAGTAAAAGTAAAATTTCGATTACCTGATGTGCCGGTAAATGTAGTACCTCGAGGTAAAAGAATAGTAGCATCATCAGATGAATCGACTAATGTAATATTAACTTCGGCAACGGCAGATCGAAATGATCGAGGGATATAATTCAATTCTTTTACATGCGAAATAATAGAGTCTTTCAATAATGCTGTATCGAGAAACATTTCGTTACTAATCATATTTAAATAGAAAGCGTTTAAATACGTATTATATGATAACACATCGAGCAGCACATTAAGATTAGATCCATCGAAATCATAATCTTGAAAAATATCTTGAGACTTCATATAAGTCTTCAAGTTTTCCTTGATCGAATCGAAATCTAATGATGTTAGATCGTTACTAGTGGCCATTAGCCTTGTCCTCTATATTTTTTATAAGACGCTTTCTTCTTTTTATTCATGGACGACATTTTGATTTTACCTCTACCAATAGAAGTGCTTTTTGGTGTTCTTTCATGTACGGCTACACCGAAGCCCGCTTTTGTTTTTGCCATTATCTTACCTTATACAATACTAAATCAATTTCTTGTTGATCTTTAGCGCTTACTGTATAAAATATTAATCTTACGTAAACAGCTTGATCTTCTTCCGATGCTTTTACTTTTGTCTCTACTAACTGAACTCGTGGTTCATAATTTCGAACCATATATTCAATTTCTTGCGCAATCTCTGATTCAATACGCGGTTCAATTGTTTCAAACAGATATCGTCGTATATTTCCACCATAACGAGGATTGCGTAGTCTCTCATATTTATTAGTCAAAATCAAATTGCGCAAAGCCAATTTCACTGCATCAACATTCGTTTTTCTTACGATTTGACCAGTGTTTGGGTGTGCTCGAAAAGTATGATTAAAATCGGAATAGATATCATCTACCCGACCTGATAATTTATACTCTTCATTTTGTTTTGCTACTCTGACGCCCATATAAGTGTCCTACTTATTTTTCTTATTTATCCGCCTATATTTACATTACCAGAACCAGCACTAATTGCTGGTGTAACGTGTTCAGGTGGAGACTTCGTATGAGTCGTAACCTTATCACCGACACGCGCTGCTTTTTTACCATTAATGTTTACTGTGCCTGATCCCTCATCTATAACATGGTCAGAAAAACCCGGTTCAACACATGCATCACCTTTTCTGGCTGCAGCTTTACCATTTATATTAACGTTACCAGAACCCGCATTGATCTTAGAACCACATGCGATCGCATCATCTTTTCTTGCTGCAGCTGGCATTAGTTGATATCAATCGTTGGTGCGGACATCGTTATAGATGCTCCACTACTAATATTCATAGCACCACCTGAATTCATATCCATAGTACCAGACACTGAAATCGTAGCATTGCCTCCAACAGTAATACTACAATTTTGACCAATAGTCACTGTACAGTTATCAGCTATAGCTACCACACAATTTGCACCAACAGAAACATTCTGATTATTGGCAATTGTAATTATTTGATTATTACCTACGTTTAAATACTGATTATTTGCAACATCTGTTCTATCTTCAAATTCTCCTAATTGTACTCGCGAGCTTTTACCATATCCAACCCATCTTTGAGAATTGTTTGCAGATGTATATACTGAATTATTAGCAGTATCAATAATCAGATTAAATTCATCTTCTTTTAATAAGTCTCTTTCACCTTTATGTCCATATCCTATAGCGAGATTAAAATTATTACCCGATGTCCATTCAACATTATTTGCCACATCAACCAGATAATTAAATTCATCGATAGGATCACCTGTATCTCTGAATCTACGTTCTGCATCAGGAACATATCCTACTTGCAAAAGATAATTATTACCAGTTGTGACTGATGTATTATTAGCTACATCAAAATATGAATTTAATTCAGCAAGACCACCGCCCTCATAATCAGTCTCGCCATTATCATTAATACGATTGCCTGGCCATACTTTATGACCTATAGTTACAAATTGTGTGTTGCCAATTTTTATTGATTCGGTATTAGCAACCTCGGTATTATGATCACGTAAAGTAAGTTCGTTCTTATCTTTAATTACTGTATCAAAAAATGAATCCATTGTCTTTCGATTACGTCGACCATCATATTCATTCTCATCTACACCGCCTGCCGTTTTATAGCTATATCCTACTGGGCCATCGAGTGGCCATTCCTTAGAATCATCATCATCGATTGTTGGATTAGTACCCGATGATATTTCTTCATAGCTACCTGATTTATGCCAGATATGAATTCTTTCTGCACCAATGGTATCATCCAATTCAATGGCATGTCCGGCTTTTGTTGTATAAGTCAAATTATATGGATATTCTGCATTATATGCTGTTACAAACTCATCAACCGGTGCCAGATCGGTCTCGTTCTCTTTCCATAACGAGCTTATAGAATATGGTTCTTTTGGTAATGTTTGACCAGGCCGCGTTTCCTCAGCTTCAGGATCGAATAAGAATCCTTTAGCTAAAGCAGCAACATCATAATATGGTTTATCTTCTTCCGGTGGTTTGATTTGCAGCATCTCACCAGTTTGTGGATCTGTAGGTGGTTCAGGATATGCAGAGATTTTATGATACGTACCAAAGATGAGTGGAATGTTTCCTTCATGACCATCTAAATAAAAACCAAATGCATACGAGCCAACTGCTATACCGGTAGGAGATAAACCAACAGCATCAATCCAATCGGGCACTGGATATTCTTCAAGCTCTACTACTTTTTTCCATGATAAACTGGCAGATTGAATAGCAGATATTGGATATGCCCACAATAAATCGTCATCTAAAATGCCAAATGTTTTTGTCTTTTTACCTAGTTCACCAGTTTGATCATGAATCACTCGAATCTTTACACGGCCCAATGATTCGGGATCTTTAATATCGATGACCCGAGCCATGAACCATTTAAAAGAATCTCCCATAGAATAATATGACATAATTTACCCCAATGACTTGCTGTATTGATTTGGCTTCGTCACTTCCATTATTAAAAAATGCTCGAAATCAGAATTAGATCTTTTTTCAAGTTGATGTTTTAGATTTACTACGATATAGTTTTCACTAAAAATTTGAGCTTGTTTCGGTGTCGTAGTTGTGCCTGATATATCTGGTATATTTAATTTAATAACATCACCAACCCTTATTCCAGTATCACCATATACTTTTACTCTTACACCATATTGTTGCATACGTTGTATAAACGGTCTCTGATAATGTACATTTTTATTATGTTCCATTTCAGGACGCAATCCATCTTTTACCATCATTCTTGTAACAGCTGGCAATTCAGTAGTAAATGAATTATAATCTGCGCTATTAAAATCATTCGAATCATCAGTTTTTTCAAACAAAGCTTGATCCGATGGATTATTATATTCTTGTACTGGCCAATATGTTCCTCGTAAAATATCAAATTCACGAAATTGACATCTCATTGCGCCATCTTTTACTTTCGTAATAGAAGAACCTTGTTTCATAATTTCATAAGCCAACATATTTCTAGCATTAATTACTTTATCATATTCTGCTGCTCTATTTGATGTATCATAAAAGAATTCTTTTTGGCTAGCACCACCTTTTCTATCTTTTATTAGTTTTTCAATTGTTTGAAAATGATATCCTTTAGAGTCTTGATAGAAAACAAATGCCGAAGACTTATTACCTTCAGCTGATACAGCTCTTTCTTTTATTATATCTATCACTTGAAAGGGTCTGACTTTATTGACAACATAATCAAATTTTCCTTTTGTACTTTCTGTTGTCATAAGAGATACTTCAGAACCTAAATCCGTATTTAATAGTTCTTGTAATGCTTCATCGTATTTTAAATCTTTATATCTACGTGTAAATACTTTAAACGAGTTTTTAAGAAAATCTTTTGTAACACAACGTAATCTGTATGAACGTAAATTCTGTTGTGTGTTAACAGTCAAACCCTGAATACTTTCGACAAAAAATTCATACGTAAGTGAATCGCGATTAGGTGTTTGCAAAGTAATTTCGACTATTTCTTCTCCACCTAGTGGAAATTCATTCATTAGTTCTATACCATCAGCAATATAAATTTCTGCTGTGATAGTATAATTGTCAAGGGATTCGAAAATATCGATCCCAGTGACCTGTGGATAGATGTTTAGTTTTTTTGATTTATTAAACGAATAAAGCATAACCTCTTTATTCGGAATAATTACATCAGATACATCAAATTCAGAAGGATCAGCCATGATTTATTTCAATAAGTCTGTAAGTTGTTTATTAAGGATAGACGTTGATGCATCTTGCACCAAATATATGTCTCTTCTTCTTTCGTTTATATCAAATTCATAATCATATACACTATATTGTGAGTAATATATTTGCTCAACTTCTGGTATTACGTCATATAATTTTTTATATGAATTAGCTTTTAAAGTTATTGACTTTGAACCATCCACTGCATTAACAACAAAATCAGATTGTCTGTCCCAATCACCATTGATATGTTGTAACGTTACTATGCCATTTAAAGATCCTGCGACCTGAGCGGTAGCCGTATCACTAGATACATATGAACCTACTTCGAATTCATCTTCTTCTCCATCAGCATAGCTAAGAGAAATGATTATATTTGTAGAGGTTAAAAAGTCTTCTCTACTTCTTTCATAACCTAGAGTCATGCCTAACGCACCTTGTGCCTGTTGCCAGTATTTTTTTCTTTCACCTGGCAATGCATTATATGCTGCGACAGATAATATTGTTTCGTCGCTTCTCCAATTATTTCTATACGCATATACAGATCTTAAAGCTGTTTCAATTGATCCATATTTTTTTCGAATATTACTATCAAATGTTTGATTATCAAGAGGTACGTCGTAATAGGGATCAATGATATCGTTAGCATGCAATAACAACCAATCTAAATCAACATCCCCGTACATATTAAATGAGATGTCTTCTATCTTCTCGCCATCTTGCATTGTGTATTGAAAAAAAGCATCAAAATATTTTCTAACAGTAGATTGAAAATCTACGCGTGTTAAGATATCAACTGATGGAATTCCATTATAGCTGATTAGAGGAAACTTTCTGAAATATTGATTATGTTTCATTATGCGTCGCCTGATGTGTAATTTTCAACTTCTTGGAAAGTCATATTACATAAAATTGAAACTGGTTGACCATCTACAAAGAAAGCAGATTGACCTTCGCCTGTATAATTAACGCTAAAAGCACTCACTAAAGCCTTTTTAAATGTACCATACATTGCAACGTTGTCACCCTCAATAATAGGTTGAACCATTTTTGGATACTTAAGAAAATTATTTTCTTTCTCGGGCAAAATAAATCTCTTAATCATAGTCAATGCCTGAGTCAAATCGTTAGCTTCTTGCTCGCTTCTTGGTACAAACTTCCATGACCATTGGAATTGTCGAAGTTCCATGCCTTTAAAAAATACCGTTGGATGTGGATTAGGAATAGATCCAACAATTTGTCCAGCCAATCCTCCTGCTATATCATTTGCACTTTCTAATGCAGCGAATCCTGCTCGCATCGCGACTTGACCAGCCGCCGACGTTGCATCATCGCCTGTCAATTCAGATAAACTATTAATGAGTGCACTGCCTGCAGATTTCATTCTTTCCGCACCTTTCTTATTGGCAGATTCATTAATAGCAGCTTGAGCAACAGAAGAATTCATCACATCTCCCATAATACCAGTATCACGCTCTTGATATTTGACATTAAATGCAAAACTAAGATTGTCAGGCAAAGGTAGTGATATAAATTCCGCAGGATTGACTGAGCCAGCTGCAAACGGATCGCCGCGAGTATAAGTAAAGAATTGTAATTTTACATATGCAGCCGCTTCTTGTACAAGATCTGCAGGATAAATGACACCGTTATATCTAAAGTCTGAGATACCAGTAAGCGCTTCTTTAGCGTTTTTCATTTTTTCTTGAGGTGTTTTAAAATTACTGGGGATACGATTGTTCCAGTTTGACAAATCAACAGGTAACTTTGGAAATTCTTGAGTCAAAGGTATCTTATTTTGTACACTACTTTGTAATGATCCATTCAATAAAGCTTTTGTATTCTTGTTGAAAACGCCTTGAGATTCTAATTTACCAGCAATGTCGGCGCCGATATTCATGGCAGAGTTTTGAGTTCTGGACAATTTATTTAATGCAGCAGTAGAATCTGATTGTAACTTACCGGCTGTCGTCGATGGACTACCTAAGTCTTTAATGGCATTAATTTGTGTCTTTTCATTAAAAGATAGTTTACTCGATAATTGCGCAGCACCGGCTCCAACATTTTTTATTTTCGTATTCAGTGCTTTCGTTGCCGCAGATTTTATCTTATCGTTTGTAGGCATTATTTTGTCCTATAAATAGTTGTATGAAGACTTATAAGGGCATCTTCAAGCCTCGTAATCCGGTAAAGTATAAAGGAGACGCTCACAATATTATTTATAGAAGTCGATGGGAACTGGTGTTCATGAAATATTTAGATGACCACCCTGATGTCCATGAGTGGGCAAGTGAAGAACTAATTATTCCTTATCGATCTCCTATTGATGGTCGTATGCATCGATACTATCCGGATTTTTGGGTGAAAAAGATTAACAGAGAAGGCAAACTTGATGTGGTCGTAGTTGAAATTAAACCTTTCAAAGAAACCATAGAGCCAACTCCGCAAAAAACTCTCACTAAAAAGTATTTATATGAAGTGAAGACGTGGGGTGTAAATAGTGCGAAATGGACCGAAGCTCGAAAATATTGTAAGGGTAGAGGATGGGATTTTGTGATTATTACAGAAAAAGAACTAGGACTTAAATTCTAATGGCAACATATATCTTTCAACAGATAGCACAACAAGGTAAAGCCGAAGGTCAACTTCCTGGTGACGAAGAAGCACGAGACTGGTACAGAGATACAGCAGGTGCAGTCAAACAAGTTAATACACGCCGCGAATTAAGAAACAAAGAACGGCTATTTCAAAAAATGACCGAGCTTGATGTTGGTCGTATGTATATGTTTCAATACGATCCAAAGGGCAAAGAAACATTGCCCTACTATGACATCTTTCCTCTTATCTTCGTTCTCGAAAGATATAATGATGGTTTTCTTGGTATGAATCTACATTATTTGCCACCGATATACCGAGCTCGGTTGATGGATAGATTATATGCCATAGAACGAATGGATCAAGTTCGCGAATCAAAAAAACTACGTCTAAGTTATGGTTTATTAAATTCCGTAGCTAGATATAAATACTTTAGACCTACTGTCAAACGGTATCTAAATAACCATATTAGATCACGCTTTTTATGGATACCGTATGAAGAATGGGATATCGCTCTGATGTTACCAACAGAGAGATTTAGAAAAGGTAAGAAATCACGTGTATATCGTGATTCTAAGAAACTTATTTTAGGGCAACAATAATGGCCATTAATCTCAGTCAATGGAAATCTAGATTGCAAGACACCTTGCCTTCACATTCCTTTACTGTAAATATTGCACCGCCAATCGGTGGCACAGAAGAATTGCAATTGAGAACAGAAGGCGTAAATCTGCCAGGTGTTGCATTTATGTCGGTAGATAATTTTTCTCCATATGGCAATGGTAAAATCTATAATATTCCATATAAGTATATGCCACAAGAAGTTTCGATGAATCATTTCTTGGATGAGAAAGCAGATTTATATGCAATCTATAGAGCATGGGCAAATGAAATTGTTGATTTAGATGGAGCTCAAAAATTTGGTGCAAAATATTTAGCTAAATATGCTATTGATATGAATGTGTTCGTATATAATAGAAAGGGTGATTTAGCAAAAACGATTAAATTCATTGAAGCATTTCCTACAGTTGTTGAACCTATAGCATTAAATTGGGGTCAAACAGATGATATTGCTAAACTGAATGTTAGTTATAGATTTACGAGATTTGAAATTAGTTAATTGGAGTTAGATTATGGGTTTACCATTAATACAGTCGCCGACTTTTGCAATCGTACAACCGTCGACACAAAAAGAAATACTTATCAGACCTTTTTTGGTTAAAGAAGAAAAGATTCTACTTATCTCAAAAGAGTCAAAGGAAGATAAGGATATCTATGCAGCAGTAAAACAAGTAGTACAAAACTGTGTACTTAGTGAAGAGTTTAATGTTGAAAATATTCCTGTATATGATTTAGAATATTTGTTTATTAAACTTCGGGCGTATTCGGTAAGTAATATCGTAAAATTTTCTGTAGAAGATAGTGATGACGGTATCGTGTATGATTTAGAAACAAATTTGGATGATGTTGAGGTTATTTTTCCTGAAGGTCATACAAATAAAATCATGATTACTGATACAATCGGTGTAACTTTAAAATCACCTACACCATCACTATCTGAAAAACTAAAAGATTTAAAAAACTTTACTGATATTTTGTATGAAACTATTTTACACTGCATCGATTTAGTATTTGATAATGATGAAATTTATGAATGGCACAATTATCCAGATGATGAAAAAGCAATGTTTCTTGATACATTGCCCGTCGAATCATATCAAAAGATAAGTGCTTTTTTTGAGACTTCACCTAAAATTGAACATGTTGTTACGTACGAAAATAGTCAAGGAAAAGAGAAAAGAGTTGTGTTTAGGAGTATCACTGATTTTTTTACGCTGGGCTGAGTTACATAGACCTCTACACATATTATAAGCTAAGCTTTGATATAACTCAGTACCACAAGTTTTCCTTGACAGAAGTAGAGAGTATGATACCTTTCGAAAGGGAGTTGTATTTAGAAATGCTTGTGGCAAAAGTAAAAAAACAAAAAGAAAAAAATCAAACTAGCGTGGCGGATCTATAATGGCAGTCGGAGGAATTTTAAGCGTTGGATCAAAAGTTGCTAGCTGGACAGGCAAAGCCGCTAAATGGATGGGTAAAGCTGCAGGTAAAGGTGCTAAAAAAGCTGGTAAAGCTGCAAAAAAATCCGTAAAAAATAAAGTCAAAAAAATGGTTGGCGCCGGTGCATTTGGTACGATCGGCGGAATCATGGGCAAATTATTTAGTGGCAAGTCAGCAGGTGGTAGTGCCGCGGATGCAAAAGCTGGTAAATTAGGTGCATCACAGGGTAATAAAACAGCCGGACAACCAATACCTAAAGATGATCCTGTAATTACACTCGAAGGATTAGAGGAAGCTTTTGCTAGAGCAATGCCAAGCCTAGAAGGTTTGGAATCTACTGCTAATCGATCAGATGCGAATCTTTCAAGTCTTATTATTAGAAAAGACGTTTCAATTGAATTAGATGATCTGCAGGAAGATTTAAATCCTCGTATCAAAGCAGGTACATTCATTTCAAGCAGAATATTAGAACTTGGTAATATTCATGCCCTCATCGATAATCTTCGTCAACAACTGACAATCGTTACCGCAGATCTAGATACTACCAATGAAAACTTAGCAATGATTGCTAAAAAACTTGGATTAGTATTAAAAGAAAATCAAAAAACTAAAAGAGACAATGAAAGACGTCGTGATGAAGAAGAAGCTGAAGGAAAAGACGGTATAGGCGGTTCGGCATTATTAGACGCGTCTAAAGCTTTTACTGCAGTTGCAACTACAACGTTGGGTATGGGAATACTCGGTGTTATGGGTATTGCAGTCGGATCACTTTTACTTGATGATTCTGATGATGGCGAGGAAGAAATAGATGATCCACCAGAATTCGATGATACTGGTCTAAGTGAAGAAGAAAGCGAAGAATCTATATTAGATACTGTAGTTCGCGCTGACGAAGAAACAGGAATTATTGGTGATGTTGCATTAGGAGCCGCCGCCGTTCAAGGTGCAGGTCTTTTAGCATCAACTGGTGCATTGGGAAGTGGTGCGGTTGCAGCTGGTGCTACAGTAGCCGGTGCTCTAGCAGCTCCAGTCGCAGCAGTAACCGGTGCTTTTGTTGGTGGATATACTGCCGGTACAGTCTTGTATGAGCACACTGGACTTGGAGATGCAATCGAAGGTGCAATTGCTGCTCACTTTAGAGGTGAAGAAATTGATGTTGCGAATGGCACTGATGATGCAGCCATGCGTGAAAAATATGGTAATAAACAAGGAGCAGAATTACTTGGAGATCTATTAGGCGAAGGTTATTTTGATACAGCCGAAGATCCAGAAGACATTGTATCATTCTTTAAGAAAGTAAAAACATATGATGATTTTCTAAAATTAGACGATGAATATAAAGCAGAATATGATCGTCCTATCGTATATGCGCTGTCTGATGCATTAGGTACAGACGGTATGACAAGCATTATGGATATGCTAACTGCTCAATATATTGAAAATAGAGAACCAAAAGATAGTGCACCAGCACCAAAAGAAAGTGTTTTTGTAGATCAATATGGTGATGAATGGAAAATTGGTAGTGTAGAACGAGGTGCACCATTGCGTGGTGCTGAAATACCTTCTACTGCTCCTGTGGAAACCAATGAAGACGAAGAAATAAGCCAAGCGGAAATAGATGCTTGGGTTGCATGGGCAAGAAAACCTGATAGTCGTACGGTAGCTGCCTCAATGCTAAATATAACAGAAGATGAAGTTTCAGACTTTGAAAATGCCAGTGTAGAAGATGTACAGCAACACTTGCAAACTGTGGAAGCCAATAAAGACGAGCCGGTCGAATTAGTCGTAAAAGAAGAAACGCCAAAAATAGGATCTGGTGTTATACCTGAGCCACCTCTTAGTACTAGTGATGAAGTTCAGGAAGAAGTTGTTCAAGAAAAAGAGCTAACTAAAAGTGTAGACTTCGCTGAGCCCGAACCACAAGAAGAAATATCAGCGAAGAAGACACCTAATAAAGCAACACAAATGTTGATGCGAGATCTTCTAGAAGATGATCCTATAGCAGATTTTATTGCTGAAGATGAAAGATCTAGTGTCCGAGTCACGCAGGCTGAGTTAGAAGAACTACCAGCTAGCACTCCCGTGACATCAGCGAAGAAGACACCTAATAAAGCAGCACAAATGTTGATGCAAGATCTTCTAGAAGATGATGCTATAGCAGATTTTATTGCTGAAGATGAAAGATCTAGTGTCCGAGTTGCGCGTAAGGTTGCTAATCAAAATATTGGTTTCGAAGATCCATTAATGCGCCAAGGTGTAATGGGTGGTATTAATGTTTTGCTAGGTGGTGGCGACGCTAAAGCAGAATTAAATCGTATTATTAAAGGTGGTGTTGTAAGACGTAAAATTTCTGATGAAACCGGTGTCAGTCAAAGTGTAATTCGCGAATCCATAGATTTTGCTGGTGGTGGTGGCGACACTACTCGTATGATCAAAGCCGTACTTAATAATGAAGTAATGCCAGAACTTGAAGGTGAGACACGAGAAACAGCTCAAAAAATTATTCCTATCATGATGCCTGTAATGCAAGGTACTCAAACAATTGGTGAAGCCGCGGGTAATACTGCAAAGAAAGCAATAGGGACCGCAGTATCATCTATCAGTACAGCAGATCATTTCCTCGATGGTGCTGGTCGTCTATACTCATAATGTATCTGTGTATATGTCATGCAGTTAGAGAATCAGAAGTAGATCGTTATCATCTTATTGGTACCGGTTGTGGTACCTGCATAAAAAAGGGGGCCGAAGCCCCCAGAGTACCAGCTTCCCAAGCTTATTCATTAGCCAACTTACGGAAGAAGTCAAGTGATTCATCATCGTCATCGAATGATGTACTAACTTCTACCTGAGGCACAACATCATCAACAGGAGGTTGCCAAGCAGGAGCCTCGGATGGGGCTACAGGAGCTGCGCTAGGTACATCTTCAGCAACTGCATTAACCTGCTGGCCTCCAAGTACACGATTCAACTTCTGTTGAAGTTCTTCATATGACTTGAAGTTTTTGGGATCGATCAATTCTGCAAGAGGATATTGACGCTTCCATAATGCCTCGAGCTCGGCATCATCATCAGATACTGCAGATGGTGAGTCGAACGCAGACTTATCATAGTTGCGATATCCTTCAACTTGTCGAATACGTAATCGAAAGTTAGCACCTTCCCAGAAGTCGAAAGGATTTATTGCGTCTTCGTCTTCAAAGGCAGGATGCATAAGATCATTGATTTTGTCAAAGATCTTCTTACCAAACTCATAGAGGAACACTTTGCCCTCATTTTGTGGTGCCGCAGGGTCAGAGACAACCAAGATATTGGCAACGTAGTGAAGGCGGCGCTTCTGCTTACGTGCAATCTCTTTATCAGACTCAAGGCCAGAGTTCCACAGTTTGGAGTTATACTCGCCGACAGGATCGTCGAGACCAATCGAAGTCAAAGACTTTTCAATGTACCAACCGCCAGGACCTTGAAAGCCGTGATCCCAATAACGAACAAAGGGTACGTCTTCACCAGCTGGTGCAGGTAGGAAGCGAATGATTGCGGAACCATTTTTAGCCTGATCGACTGTTGGTTTCCAGAATCGTTCGTCTGGTCCATTGGATTGAGATTGATTGCCACTAACTTTCTCAGCAGCTGCGCTGAGTTTGTCGAATTGTGACTTGCGAGAGGATTTTAGCGATGCGAAATCGTTCATATGTATTTCCTTGTATAACAGTGTATGAGCAGTTTATTCACGTTGTTCATAATGTAACAGTTTATATTCTACAGCAAGTGCACTCGAAAGTACACCGCTGCAGAGTATTATTTATATCACTTTGTGGATACAAATTCATAAAGTTCTTTTGCTCTTTTATTAATAGCATTTGTATCAGGTGCTTCAGGAATAGCTACTTTCAATTCATCTGAGAGTTCTTTAAGTTTAGAAACAGTTACCTCATTCATTGAAACTTTTTCCAGAATTTCTTCCATTTTTAAATGAAGCTGCCAGAATGCATTTGATTGTTGATGATACTCGTCCATGCATAAATCGCGAGCCATTTCGAGAACTTTAAATCTTAATTCGTAAGGTGTTGAGTTTGACATGTGTGTGTCCTTATGTGTAAAGAGTCTTGAGTATATTATTATACTTGACTCTGTCATAGTTCATGAAGCCAGAGTATTTTTCAATACGTTGTCTGATCTTCGGCCATAGTATGGTATCAGAAATATGTTGATCCCAGTAATCAAATATTCTACACGTGTCATTGAGTATGACCATTGTTTCGGTCATCACCTCTCCACGATTGAACATATTCAACAACTTAGGATAGTCACCGTTCTGTACCACGAATGCCTCATCGAGCGAATCGAACTGAGACATGTCATTCTTGAACATGTATTCGAGTGACTGAAGCTTTTTCTGTGTATCACGGAATCTATGTAGACATTTGTCATCAAATAGATTGCCGACCCAGACATCGTTGTCATCACGAATGTTACACGCTAAGAATAATTCTAAATCAGGTTTCTTACTTAGCTTATGAAAGTGGTACTTGTCATTGCGCGTTTCAAAAGACGTTCTCGTGACCTTGACACTGCCACGATATTTAAAGTAATCGTACTTCTCGTTTTTGAAATGGAGCTTGATGGCAAGAAACTTCTTATAAGCATCATACGCGTCCATATAAATCAAATTGGTAGCCTTGAAGTTTTTTGTAAATAATTTAATTCCTCAGCCTCTTCTTGTAGTTTGGCTTTGAGGACCACATTCTTCTTAATATATTTCGCAATAGATTCGATCTCCACCTCATGCTTATCGCAATAGTGAATGATGGCATCCATATAATCGACGCCACCCTCTCTAATCTTTTCTATTTCTTGTAATATATCTTTTAAGCCAGCCGAATCGTCTATCGTCTGGGCCATCATTTTACTCGACTCTGAATATCCTTGATCATATTCGCTTTCGTCATACGACGATCGAGATCAACACCAAGATTTTCGCGAGTCCATTCTTCAATCTGTACCTTTGTCATCTTACCTAGATTAGGTACTTCGAGTTGAGATTCTTCTGGTGTTTCTTCTGCAGGTGGTTCAGAACCAGTCCAAAAGTCGACGAGTGTTGGAAGGGCGACATAAGCGACGCACGCAACCAATAGAAGTAGCAACACAAATTCCATAATATTCTCCTGTGTGTGTTAGCGGGTGATAATATTTATACTTCCATCCAATGAGGATTTTTAAGAGTCCAATCTACAACTTGCATCAAACGATCGTGTGTAGGTTTAGGTTTCCAACCAAGCTTCGCAAGTTTTTCTCCTGACAAAGCATATCTTAAATCATGACCAGGTCGTGCACTATGAAAGTCGACCATCTCATATCTAAGTTGTTTACCTTGATAATCTGCAATTAGATGTGCTAGCGCAAGATTATCAAGTTCTGTTGGTCCTACAATATTATACTTTGGACATTTAGCATGACCATAGTCATATTGTACTTCAAAATCATTTAAAAGTAAAAACAAACATGCGTCAGCAACATCGTGTGCATGAATATAATGTCTACTTCCAGCTTTTGTTTTCTCTGCATTACTATGTACAGTGATAGTTTCACCATCTCTAATCTTTCTAATGCACATTGGAATGTACTTTTCTGGATGTTGCCGTTCACCAAATACATTCATCGTATGAGTGATGATAATTGGCATACCGTAAGTATTTTCGAAAGCAACGGCCATCTCTTCACCGGCAGCTTTACTTGCACTGTATGGATTAGTAGAATTATATCTATCATTCTCTTTATATGAGACACCTTCTGGTGCTGGACCGAACACTTCGTCCGTACTAAAATAGATAAACTTTTCTAGACTGTCCAATTGTCGTGCATAGTTCAGGATATTTGTAGTGCCAACCACATTATCCATTACAAAACTCATCGGATCTTCAATACTACGATCAACATGACTAGCTGCTGCAATATGTGCAACATAATCAATCTTACCAATCCTTGATGCAATATGAGGATTGATTTCAGCTTTTAAATCATGATATAGTATTGTTACTCGTTTTCTTTCAGCAGGATTTAAACCTTCTAAAATTTCTTGCAAGCGATTATAGTTACCACTATAATCTAATCGATCAATGGTAACTACATCCCAATCTGTTCGTATCAATACTTCAAAAATAAAGTGGTGCGCGATAAAACCGGCACCACCCGTTACTAATATTCTTTTATTCAAGCAGCCTCCGCATATTCAACAGCCAGACCCAGTGCTTCGATGTTGCGGTTCTTGTTGTAACCATACCAAGTTGACTTTAGACGTGAGTCATTAGAGACACCAAGAGTGTGGTTAGTCATATAAGTTACAGCGTTGTACGCTGACCACCAAGTACCGCGACCAAACTCAGCACCGGGCTGGGTGTTGACCACTTCAAGTGCTTCGCGCGCATTACGTGAAACACCTGCATTTTTTCCAGATTTAAAGGAGTTCATTAACTCTTCGAAAGAGACAACGTTATTATTCTTAGTTGTCATTGGGAATACACGATTGAAGTATTCGAACAACTTCTCTTCAGTATAACGCTTAGAACCTATGAACTCAGCAGCTTCTTTATAGGTATTCATTTGCTTCGAAGCTTGATCCAAGGCCATCTGTACTTTCTCAACATCAAACTCTTGACGGTGATTTAGTGAGATACCAAGTGAAGCCTTGCCGTCCAAGGCCATTGACAGGGTGTTGTTGCACACCACACGAGTGGGAGTGAATCGAACATCGACTCCGCGACCATAGTTATGAGGATTAGAAAGCAGGAGGTAAGATTCGACTTCGTCTTTGCCACCGAATAACGTAAACGTCTCGTTGACTTTTGCCAAAGCCCAGACAATCTTACCATCCTGAAGTGAACCAGCGGTATGCATTTCCATACCACCGGCTTTGACATAATCGTCAAAGAAGTTAAAGGCATCATCGTTCTGAACAGGAATCCACTGATCGCCGACGACGTCAAGGATCTTATTATCAGATGAACGTACAAGTGCCTGCTTACCCGGAACTTTCATGTCACCAACGTACATGTCTTCCTTCGATACTGACCAATCCAGACCAGCTGCAACTTGCATTTCTTTTGGAGTCAGGTCGTCTGATACGCGAACACCGAGGCCGTGCCAAGGAGTTTCACCAGCGTATGCCATTTGAGCTTGACCATTGATGATTTCGAGATTATGTGCCATAATATATTTTCCTGTGTTGTGTGTGTTTTCCAATTTACATGTACCATTCTACTACGTTTTAGAAGAGATGTACACAGTTATTTCGCAAAATATGAATTATTTACATCTTTAGCTAGGGTGACAAACTTACGGCGAGCTCTATCAAACATACGTGCTTTCGGAAAGACAATCCATTCTTTTGTGCCAGTCTTACGATAAGCAACCATTTTGCCTGCGTCGTTGATAGCATATGTATGATTAGGGACCGTGTATTCAGTCTCGTTCCACTCGGTAATTTCTTTAAGAATTTTCATCTATTAATTTAATTCCTCTAATATAATTTGATCGATCAATTTCTGGCTTATGAGATTTCCACTGATAATATGGAGCATAACCGATATTACATGTACCACATCGTTCGAAAGGTTCATCACCAAATATAGAATCGATTTGTGCATGATCAGTCCATTCTGCCATGTTAGTTCTTTCTGCATGTGTAATTGCACATCTATATACGCCTTCAGTTGTAGCAACACGACAATCATCTTTCATATAACAATTATCCCAATTGAATCTTGGTTCTGCCCATTCTTCTCGGATGCCATGCGTATTAAAGCTATCTCTAGTCCAAATTTCGAAATTTTCAGGCCATTCATAATCTGATATCTTTTTTGATTCAGGTGCTGCCAGTAAATAATCAGTAATAAACACCCGATCTAACTTTTCAAGTATCTTCATATTTTTTGAAGTTAGATTTGTTCCGTTAGTAACCACAGACAAATAATGACATCTATCGCTCAACATTAAATAATCAACAATTTCACTGAACTGTGGATGTAATGTTGGTTCGCCGCCCATCAATAAAATTTCTTCTAAAATAATATCATTATCACTTAAAACTTTACAGAATTGCTGCACATCATCGAGTGACATGTCACTAATAGCGATTCCTCTATCAGGATAATCTAAAGTACTACAGCCAACACAATGTAAATTGCATTTGGTGATGATATTTAAATTAAATTTACCTTCAAGAAGCATTACGTAATTCTTTGATAAGGTTGTTGAGACCATCAGTCGTTTGAAGTGATTCGACAAGCTGTTGCTTAGCTCGAGTCATTGTAGCATTGATAGCAGGATCGATACGATTGTCGACATACGAAGACTTGGCTTCGCGGGATGTCAGGCGATCATAAAGATTGACGATAGTCTTGGCATGCTTATGAGCTATCCATACGTTACGACCATTATCAGTTCGAACCCAATGCAATGGACTCGGATTGCCAATTGAATCGACGATCTTACGTAGCTGCATGATCATAGTTTCTTGCTTGAAATCAGGCGCCAAAATTTCGTCATGATCGACGTCAATTTTCAATTTAGTTCTTCGCTTCATATTCTTCCTTAGTATACCATTTTACTGAATAAGTACCATCTTCATCGAGGTACATACGACTGATTCTCTCAGCATGACTGAATGCAGTTTCTTGTGCGTGTGGATTGTACTGATTATACAACTCAGCCGCGGCCGCGCCGTCGCCGGCAATACGAGCCAATTCCATGAGATTATTTATTTCTCGCGATTGCATATTACCGCGTGTCCAAGCTCGGTGGTCATCGGCATAGTTGTAAAACCAATCATGTGCTCGAAGCTTCGATTCGAGATTCGGCATTTCAGTAGTCAAGATAACCACCTCCTTGCTCAGCCCAATCGCTGATTTCAGCGAGGGTAGAAATTTGCATACCCTCCTTTAACTCGTCTAGCAAGACGAGACAAACACGGCCTGTTGCACCGCGAGCAAAATAGCCAACGGCCTGCTCATAGGTGACATCAGGGTTACCGAGGATACCTCGCTCGGTGTAACCATCGTACTCTTTCAAACGTGCAATCATATTAAACTCCTAATGCTTCTAAAACGTTAGCGACAGCAATTCGATTTTTGCCGCCGATGTGCCATTCGTATTCAACACCACTGCGAACACGTTGGCCACCATCATAATCTTTCCAATTGTAGATGGTAGCTACTGTACCATCGTCGAATCGCAGGTTCCACTCAACATCGACTTTATCATCGCCTGAGGTTTCGTCATACGTAGGATGACCGAATACAGCTTCGAGCTGATGAATAGTAGCCGCAACATAACCTTGAAGTGAAGTACCACAAATTGTAGAATCTTGAATAAAGTTCATGATTAAACTCCTGTGTAGAGAAGGCCGTAGCCGAGTAGTAAACCAAGCAGCGCACCCATTGCGCTACACGCAAGGATACCAAGAATGAAATCTTTGAGCACTTTTTCACCTCGGGTTTGTGCTACCGTGCGGTAGTCTTTTTTAGCGTAATCTTTCATAACTGACATGTTTATCTCCATTTGACAAGTGCTATTCTATCAAGCAGGCATGGAAATGTACACCTCTAAGTTATTGATTTTAAAGGAGTTTTTTGAGAGTTGTAACTTATTGATTTTGTTACGATTTTTTTCGAACTTTTTTCACTTTTTTTAGACTATTTTCGTCTAAGTATATAACTTTTTGATCTAAGTCCACGGCGGGCCCATAAACCAGCCCACCAGAGAGCGCCGGACGCCTCTTTTGACAGGCATTACCCTATGCCATAGATGGCTTGGAAATACAACCATTGTCCCTTTCTGAGTATACTCAGGGACTAGAGACATATTGGTAATGCGATGCCAGATCTCATTTGGACCGGAGCGCTGATGATCTTCAATAAGCAATTCTCCACCTTCATATTCAGTAGGATCACTGAGTAGAAGTGTAAAACTCAGCTTTCGAATCAAACCTGCATTCTCATCATCTTCAGGCATTGGATCTGCAAAAGAATCCGGATGCCAATCATAATGACCACCGGGCCCATATTGAGTGTATTGATAAGGTTGTACGGTGTTAATTTTCCAATCACCCCATCCAGCAGCTTCAGCAGCTTGACCCATTACAGAATTTAACGAAGTATAAATTCCATCAAAATTTAAATCATATTTCTCAGCTTGTTCAGGAGAAAACCATGTTACTGTCGATAATCGAGTAATTCCTGCTGTAGCATCTTTGCGGCCGACTTTAGCTTGCATATCATCAAGCATTTCACCTATTCGAACAATTTCGTCGCACACATCATTTGCAACTGCTGCAGGTGATACCGCGTAAGCGTTCTTATGCATTAAAAATCCTTTAGTTTACCTTTATGATATAAATCAAAGAATTTATGAGTCATTGATTTCCAATTATCAAGTTCTTCAATGAATACCAATGAACCTTCACCACCACCGACTGCCATAAGAACAACAATCTGATCGATCTTCATGCCGTAGTGTTCTTCGACCATTTGTGCATAGGCTGCGCCTTGCATAAAGTAAGTAGTAATTTCTTCTTTTGTTTTCCATCGCTTCGATGTTTTAAAATCTAGCACAGTATTTTTACCGGCATATCTACAAATAAGATCGGCTGTGCCAGCAGTCTTAAGTACATCAGAATACATACGAAGTTCAACACCATAGATTTCATCTACGTTCTGATCTAATTGTGGTTGAATGGTTCTAAATGTATTCAATGCAATAGGATTGACATCTTCTTTCATTTGGCCAAGGACATAATCCTCAGCAACATGGTGCACTGCAGTACCAGCACGTGATGCCTGTGTTGAAATCTTATTGGCTACGTCAGCGCCGACGCGTTTGCGCCATTCATAGATTTTTTTACGATTAAGAGCACCAAGGGCCGTAGTAACCGATGGGTATTTTTCTCCACTTTCGGTTACATACAGCCTTTGGCCATTTTCGTTGATTTGTTTGAGTGTCTTAGGCTCAAATGGTTTGTGTATAAATGTTTTCATAATATAAAGATTCTATCACATCATATTCGATTTGTACATATATTTATGCTACTGCCCGAATATCCACGATGTGAGATCGATCATAGAGATTACTCTCAGCGATAATAAATTCTTTCACAAATCCTGAACGTACAATATCTTCTATGTCAAACTCGATTAATGTCATCGATGGTACATCTTTAAATACGTTCATAGCTTGGACTAGACCAGATTGCTGATTATATCTTGTGCTTGTAAGGTCGTCTTGTAAAACATCGCCACAAATAATGATTCTGCTGTTTTCTCCAACGCGAGTGAGTACTGTTTTTAGCTCCATATAACTGAGGTTTTGTGCTTCGTCGAGGATGATGACCGCGTTGTCAATTGTAGTGCCTCGAAGAAACGATGTTGATTGAAATTCTATTAGCATCTTTTGTTTAAGTATTTCATAGGCGTCACCACGGCCAAAAATTTCAGATGCAATTGCTTTATAAGGTGCTTGATAGTTTGCCATCTTCTGTGCTTCTGATCCTGGCAGAAACCCCATGTCTTTAGATGGCTGAGCTGAACGAATGACTACGATTTTTTCGTATGTATTCTCCTTATATTCAAACAAATCGTAGAGTGCGAGGTAAAGGGAGAGGAACGTTTTGCCAGTTCCCGGTGAACCGTGTAGGATCAAATGTTGTCCTTCATCATATGCTTCGAAAGTCTTTTGCTGATTTTCGGTTTTAGGATGAATCGTTGCTAGTTTCATGCCTTTCTGAGGTACTCGAGTCATGTCATTGGAATCGAGGATTCCTTGTTTCTTGAGCTGACGTCTTTGTCTTTTTGAAAGTTGCATAGATAACCCTTTTTGTTGTTAGTGAATTTAAGTTATCATAATATAAGGGTTGTATAGCCTCCTTAAAATGTGTTTATAGTTGAGCCTTTTCCTGAAGCCTTTTTAATAGATTTCAGGACATCACGAAAGCCGTCGTCAGGTTTTGATTTCCCGACGCCGGTTCCACGAATAGTTCCAAATGATTGAATTTGCCGCGTAAGATGAGGATTCGCTGCTGTAAACGAATCCATTTCTGAGATCTTGTGGATGTGCTCCTCTAGCTCACCAGTCTCAGTATTTCGATAGACATAGGTTGGCATGATTTTATTTATAAATTTCGGCTTCTACAAGCTGCTCAATATTACCACTTCTAAAAAGATTTTTTACTCTTTTTTCGACGCGTTGATTATTTTCTTTTACGTTCTTCCTATTACCGTCACTATAACGAGCTTCTTCTCGACGATGATTACGATCACGCTTAGACTTACTCATTTGACAAAATCCTCTCCATACGCATCACATACAAGTTTTTTAGTAATACCTTTATATGGCATCTTCTTATCTTTCATCGACAACAATAGTTTAGCATCATCTGGATGAACACTTTCCAACATCTGAATAAATGCTTGTTCACGTTTCATCTGACGCATTTGAGCACTGCGTTGATTTTTCGTAAAGATATAAAACTTTCTAAACTCTTGATATAAACCTCCAGTATTGTCCAGCATATCTTCCGGTTCATTATATGGTGGATCACCGGGTGGAAGCTCAAATATAATACGGTCATCGAAAACAGCCTGTAGAACAGCTTTTAAAGGACCATTAGATGATTGATCCTGTAGTTTCTTAATTTTTTCTTTTCGACCCGGTGTATCCTCGATTTCCTTAAGGATGGCACTGATCATTTTTGGTTGTGGCATTTTAGAACTCCGCTATTGCTTCAGTCAAATTTTTGAGTTTATACTTAATAAAGTAGTTAAAGAGTTTTGATCTATCTTTTGATTGTTGTTTACGATAATCAGTCATTGTCTGATTACGAATATCACCTGGCACATTAGACAGATCGATCATCATACGATTGCGTTTATAATTGCGCTGAATTTCTCTAGGCCAAGAATCAGGCGATGAATCTCTCATTTCGTACAACTTAGTAGCGCGCAATGGTTTTTGTCGTCCACCGACTGCAAAGGTATCATCCTCACTGAGGACATTTGGAATGCCATCACTCGCATCGCCTTTAAAGATATGTTCAATCAAAAACGTTTCAGGATCTTGACAGCGAATCCATCGCTTACGTGTTGGATCGTATTGCTGTACGTTGGCATATTTTTGCAATTGCTGAAAGTCTTTGTCACCAGAGAGGATTAGAATGGGCTCACCACCTAGTTCACGTCCATGCTCATGTACAAGAGTAGCAATAACATCGTCGGCTTCTGCAGTTTCTACACGAATAGTAGGGTACGGAAAATATTCAGTGAGCTCATCGCGCACTTGATTAAGAATACGAAAGATCTCATTCCAATCAAGAGAAGAGTCATCGCGGCTCTTCTTACGATTCGCTTTATAATAAGGAAAGTACTGTTTTCGCCAGTTAGACGTAGCGTCGCAGGCGATGATTAGCTCACCAAATTCTTTTTCGAACTTGACCTTATTCATACGAATCGAGTTTAGAATCATATGACGCAGTAAGTTCTCGTTTATTTCGAGGTTCTTTGTTCCTGTCACCATCAAGTTAGCAAGAGCTACTTGGTTATAGTCTAGGATAATCACGGTTATCTCCAATCACAATCTAATACTATATTCTACAGTATTTTCACATCATTGTAAACAGTTAATCGAAATTCAATTCCAGTTGTTTTTGAGCCGCTTTAGCATGTTCTATCTGTTCATTATATAAATTATGTGCGAAATTCTGAATTGGATGATTTTTGTCATGAAATTTTAAAATTAAAGATTTCATACTTTCATACAAAAACGAAATATCATATACAAATTTTTCATCATCTATTGGAAATGACATGTCGTGTAGGCAAGAAATAAAATCAGATAGTAATTCTTCAACAATAATTTGTTCGTCATTATTTTCAACTAATTCTTTTTCTAATTCCTGCCATAACATTTCATCCATTCTTCGATCTAACGGGAATTGAATTATATTTGTCATGTGCCTGTCTTAATAGTAAACATTTCTTGAGGAACACTAGTGTCCTTAATAGTATTTACCAAACCTTGAAGTAGAGCATTCCACTCCAATTTTCTATTCGTCCATGAATAAAACACATCAGCAAAAGCTTTTTGAGATCCAGTATTTGCTAGCATTGGTTCAATATTTTGTACTACACCTTCCAAGTTGGCCAATAGAATACCAGCATGCGCGCGCTGATCAGGTGAAAATTGATACATTTGTGTCCAATTTGCTGCCGTTTCATACATCGCACCATAATTTGAATGAACACACACCGCGCCTGCACTCATAGCTTCCATTAAACACATACATGATGTTTCTGCAAATGATGCAGGATGTACCCAAACATGGGCATCATTCAATGCTATTCGTACTCTATCATTTTCTACTGCACCATGATTGGTCATCTGAGGATGTTCATCAATCATTGTAAACAAATCATTAAAGCCTAACTCTTCATCTGCATTAGGCCATCCATACAAATTATATGAAGAATACACATCAAGATGTACGTTTGGATATTTTTTTGCCAGCTGTTCAAAAGCAGCAATAACAATGTTCAAACCTTTACGAGGCACTGAATGATATACAAATCTAATTCCTTCACTAATACTAGGTTTAGGAGATATATTAATTGGATCAATTGCATTCTGTATAACAATACATTTTTCCCAAGGTAGATTATACATTTCAATAGCGCGTTGCATTTGCCACGTGCTTACAAAAACATATTTGTGAAACCAATCTTTCTTATTGGTTTTAAGAAAATCCATTGCTGGATCTCCTGGCAAATCATGGGCCCAAAAGATTCGAATCTTATCGTCTCTTAAAAATACATTCTCATCCGGATGCAAACGCGAAGAAATAATAATAAACTTAGACAAAAGTTCTTGATCAATTTCTTGACTCAATCGTTCTGTTAATCGTTCGGTGCCACCTCTGGAATCTGGTACTTCTTTTGATGACCAAAGATAGTGATATTTGCCATCGATAATAGCTGTCATAGTACTTCCTTATCTTTTATTAAATTATCGTTTCGCACGATTCTCAAATCAGCTCGATTGCCTTTTTTACTTGTATGACCGAGAGGAAAAAGTACCCAAGTATATTGAGTATCTTTTGCTCCAAGAGGATATACAATTTGTTTTGTTTTCTTAATACGTGTTACGTCCATCATAGTTCTAGTCCACTTTCTAAGTACATCATCAAATCAAAAACAGGTTCGCCGTTTACAATAGTATGTGGGAATCCATTCGCGTCAGGATAGATTTTATTAAAAGTTTCAATTGGTATTTCATCACCAATTTCTACTTTTGTGTATTCATATCCTTTTTGATCTAGATATTGTTTTAAAAACATGCAAGGTTCACACCCTTCAAGTGTGAAAACAAGTATCCTAAGATCTGAGGAATTTTCCATTTATTTTACCACCAATAAAATCATTATAATACTCTTCGGTCAAAAGTACACCGCGATCTACTTGCTCTTTGAGTTCGTAGTAAGATAACTCTGTCTTTGAGTCACATATACGTAGTACATATCGTTCGAAATTATCATGACCATATTTAGCAATGTCATCTTTAAGTTCATTACTCGATCCCCAATAATCGCGCCAATCTGATTCAACGATTTTTTTGCGTTTGCGAGTTTTACCTTTGAGAGGAGGGAGTTTGCGAGTAGAATAAAAGAACTTTTTGCCAACATATTTGCGATCGTTCTTTTTATTAACAATGAGATAGACCATTCCAACATGATTTTCACAATCTTCAGATTCTAAAGATTTACCTGTAGTCTGTAATATCCACGGATTCGGGTAGCTCGACTGCATCACAAATTATACCTGCTTCATTAAATAGATTCAATGTCTTTCCAAAACTATTTATCCATCTTGCATCAGTATATTTTGTATCATGTATAACTACACGTTTAATACCTGTTTGTATGATTCCTTTAGCGCACTCATGACACACAGGTAAACCATATACGTACATTGTGGCGTCCCTAAGCGACATACCATTGCGACCTGCATTATAGATACAGTTCATCTCCGCGTGCACCACGAGCTCGTATTTTTGGTCGCGATCATTATAACGATCTTCATCGTCAATCACACCAACTGGAAAGCCATTATATCCAGTAGCCAACACTTGTCTATCTCTTATTGCTACGGCACCAATTTTTCGTGATGGATCTTTTGACCAAGTTGAAATGTGTTTAGCTAATTCTAAAAATCTTTTATCCCATAGGTACATAATTTTGTGCTACCGTAAATCGCCACATGCTAGCATGATACGCAATGCACGCAGCTGTATGTTGAATATTTCCATCGAATATAATCATTCGCCCAGGTTTATATTCTAACATACCTACGAGATCTCGTACATAGGGATCATAAAATTTGAACTCACCACCCCAACCATGTTCCCATGTTGGATTGGCCATATACAAAACAGTTTTTGTATTTTTAGACATATCTACATCATCAGCATGACTTCTATATACAGAACCAGGCACTCCTGCATTTAGAACAGTTCTAACGATTCGATGATTATCAAGATGTTGAGGCCAAATAGACATCGCATAATGAGCAATTATTTGACACATTCTAGATTCTGTACAAGTGGAATATAAAAATACTTCTTTATCCCAATCTGAATCTTTCCAACCTAGTTTAAAGTCAGAATTTTGAATATCAGAAAAAATTGTATTTTTATCAGGTATAGCTACTCTATTATCGACTTTATCTAATAATAAATTTGATACATCAATATTTGCTGGATCTATTTTCCAATCTTCTGGATAACCATTATTCTTCATAATCCGGTATATAGTCCTCATTATCTTCAATATTCGCACTACAAATAGGACAAAAAGCAATTTCTATTTCTTCATGCTCATAATTAGTTTGACGTATAATTACGTCGCATTTCACTTCGCACCCGCGGCAATTAATAGTAGTTTTAAACACCTACAAATTCCTCTTTTGCGGTTGTTCTGCTGATAACGTGTAACCATGATGGTCTACTATCAGATATTGCAATGTCAGAAGTTAAATAATGATAGCGAGTTTCTTCGTAATCTAGCTCTATATCATCAAAATCGGACCCGCAAGAATTATAACAACGAACAAGACCATATTGATTTTGACCGAGAAGTTTAGGCCAAAAATTAGGTTGATAATTAAAATAATTATTATCTAGTCCCATATGCCATATACTAGTATTGCAAATCAAACCCTTAACTCGAGTTAACGCATGTATCTTTTTAAAGAAATTATATTGATCGAAAACTTTCATTGAACCGCCTCGATTCCATATAATGTCGTATTCTGTATCTTTTTCAAATTTAGTTTTTAGAAATTTATCTCCCGGACAAAAGATTCCGGAATCCACATCAAAAGCTTCTAATACATCTGCAAAACAATTAGGACGACCTTTAATATTAAACTCAGTGCATAATTTTTCTACAGCTTCCCAATCTTCAATCTCTGTATTGTCACCAATTATCAAAATGTTTTTAAAGCTATCAGAAAACATATACATTTTTCTTAATAGCATGATATCAACAGTATTCATTTTTTTTATTCCTATAATTTAAAATCTTTAAAGGTATCATCGTCGATATCTTTTTTTATACCACCAATTATATATGATGTAATTTCGGTCTCTTGTGGAGCAACTTGCACTTCAGCACCTGAGATCCATTTCTGTGTCCACGGTAATGGATCAGAACCACCACGTTCATTTGAGAGGCCAATTGCATACAATCTCTTATTGCCTAACCAATCAATATAATTGCATAGAAGCTCGTCATTCAAACCAATCATCGACGCATCTTTAAACAGATACTTAGCCCATGCTTTTTCTTGATCGATAACATCTTTAAAAATTTGACGAACTTCGTCTTCACATTCTGTAGCAATCTTTTTAAAATCTTCGTCTTCTTTTGGTAGAATCTTTATAAGTTGTTGAGTTGAAGCCATATGCACATTTTCATCACGTGCAATGAACTTAATAATCTTCGCGTTGCCTTCCATCTTCTTTAATTCAGCAAATGCCCACGAGCACGCAAACGAAACATAAAATCTAATCCCTTCAAGCGCATTAACTGCATTGATCGCTAACCACAATAACTTCTTATGTTTATATTGATCATATTTAATTCTCTTCTTTAGATTCTCTGTATCATTATTATATGAAATTAGATCATCATAATATTTCGAAATAGAACCAGCGCAGTCCACAATCTCTTTAATATCAAGCATCTCATCAAACACTTTACTAGGATCATTATATACATTACGAATTATATGTGTATACGAACGAGAATGAATAGTCTCAAAGAATGACCAAGTGACCAACCAGTTTTCTAGCTCAGGCAGAGAGCAAATCGGGAGAAAGGCTTCAACAGGGCCGCGGCCTTGTACCGAGTCAAGTAGAATTTGTCGTTTAAGATTACTAGTAAAGATATGTTGTTCTTGTTCTGATAAAGCTTTAAAATCTTTACTATCACGTGCGATATCAACTTCTTCTGGTCGCCAAAAGAAACCAAGTTGCTTATCAGTCATTTTCTCAAATATGCTATAACGTTGTTTGTCATAACGAGCAATGTTTACGCCTGCTCCGAAAAATGCAGGCTGTGCTGTTGTGTCAATATTTTTAGTGTGAAATACACTCATGAATTACCTTCGTATATGTAAATTGTATCCATTGTTAATTTTTTAAATTCTTTATAACCAAGTTCAATTAAAAGATGATGACCCTTAGCTTTTTCTGTAATAATAACTGGATGGTGTTTTTTGATTGTTTCTTTTGCACCTTCAATGGCCATTGGTTCATGTCCTTCAATATCTAAATGTATAAGATCAATCTTTTCTAAATTTAAGTCATCTATTCTATACATTTCTACATTGGCATTTTTGACGTCTTTCTGTAATCTATGTGTACCTACATTCTTCTTATTATTATTGTACAATTTATAGATTTTATCTGTTGTATTGCTGATAGCGCCATTAAATAATTCAAATTGTTCACTATCACAATTCATTTGTAAACATTTATAATTATCCGGATCTGGTTCCCATGAATAAACCTTTTTAAAATAGTTTGCATAGAAACGAGGATACATACCGCAGTTTCCTCCAGCACATATCACAACATCAAAGTTTTTCACTTGACTCATAAAATCTTTCGAGTCTTCACGCCAATTTTTAAGAGGACCGGTCCATGCACCACTATCATTTATTAGCCAAAATAATCCATCAATACCTTCATATTCATCGGCAGTCCAGTCTTTTTCATCAGGCACTTCACTAAACTTTCTGTAATGTATTAGATTTTGCATGCATCACAGTCCGGATCACTTAAATCACATACTGCGCCTTCTGCTTCAGGCACAGGTGGTACTTCTTCTATTTCTCCAGCACCATCATATGTGTTGTTATAATACAATTGCTTTCCACCATACTTATAGAACATCAACATATGTTGCATCATTACAGATAATGGTATCTTCTCTTCATCGTAATGTAAAGGATTATATGAAGTATTGACTGAAATACCTTGATCAATAAACTTTTGTAATACAGCCATAATCTTGAGATAACCTTCAGGTGATTTCTGATCCCACAATAAGTCGTACTTATTCTTTAATCGTTGAATGCTAGGAACAACCTGCTTCAATATGCCGTCTTTCGATTGCTTAATAGAGATAAGAGAGCGCGGTGGCTCAATACCATTTGTACTGTTACTAATTTGTGCTGATGTTTCAGCCGGCATAAGTGCCATCAATGTTGAGTTTCGAATTCCAAAGTTCTCGAGTTGCGCGCGTAGACCATCCCAGTCCATCTTATATTCAGGTGCAACCAACTCATCCACTGTTTTCTTATATGTGTCGATTGGAAGAACACCTTCATGATAGTTTGTTTGATTTGAGAGAAAACATGCATGTTTTTCAACTGCGAGATCAGCTGATGCCTGAATCAAATAATATGACCATGCTTCTGCATATTCATGAATGAGTTCGAGATTAGGATCCTGATAGTTAGTATCATTCTTCGCTAGCCAATGTGCAAAGTTAATAATGCCAATTCCTAACGGCCGTCGATTTTCTGTGCCTTTACGAGCCGCCAATACTGGATAATCTTGATAATCTAGCAATGCATCAAGTGCACGTACGGCTAGGGTACAGGGCTTCTCAAAGTCAGCAGGTTTACGAATACTTCCCCAGTTGATGGCAGCTAAAGTACACAATGAAATCTCACCCATGGGATCGTTGATGTCTGTTAACGGTTTTGTCGGCAGGTTAATTTCACAACACAAATTAGATTGACGAATAGGTGCTTTAATTTTTTGGAACGCACCATGATCATTAGCGTTATCAACATTCATCAAATAGATACGTCCAGTATCCTTTCGTTCTTGCATAAATGCAGAAAACAACTCACGGGCACTAATTGTTTTTTTCCTAATCGATGTCTTACGCTCGTACTTTTCGTAGAGCTCACGAAATTTATCTACGTCTACAAAGAATGCCTCGTATAGATCTTTACAATCATGAGGTGAGAAGAGTGTGATGTTCTCATTTCGAATCAGCCGCTCGTACATTACCTGATTGAATTGCACACCATAATCCATGTGTCTTACTCGGTTGTCTTCTGTTCCTTTGTTATTTTTAAGAACGAGCATATCTTCAATTTCATAATGCCAAATTGGATAATATAGTGTTGCGGCACCACCGCGTACACCGCCTTGTGAACAAGATTTGACAGCGCTTTGAAAATACTTATAGAAAGGGATAACACCAGTATGACTAGTATCGCCGTCGCGAATAGGACTGCCCAGAGCCCGAATGCGACCGGCCCCAATACCGATTCCTGCTTTTTGAGATACGTATTTGACGATTGCTGATGCTGTTGCATTGATAGAGTCCAGTGAGTCATCAGTCTCAATAAGTACGCATGATGAGAACTGTCGTTGAGGCGTCCGTACTCCCGCCATAATTGGGGTAGGTAGACTAATATCGAAGTTACTCAGTGCATCATATAGGTCTTTTACCCATTTAAGTCTATCTTCACCGTAATTTGCGAAGAGAGTCATGGCGATACACATATTCGCCATTTGTGGTGTCTCATAGATTTTTCCAGTGACACGGTTTTTGACCAGATACTTACCTCGCATCTGTTCCATTGCTGCATATGTCAAAAGAAAATCACGATCATGATTGATATAACCATC